TTTTCTCCAGCCTGTTTTGCTATACCCTTTTTCGGTCTCGCAAATTTTGCGGGACTTTTTTCTTTTTGGCTATTGACTTTTGTTTGCAGGACTCATTTCATTACCTTGATAATCAGCTCATTCACATCCTCTGTCGGCTTTCCGGCAGAAAGAAGCTTATTGCGAAAAGTAAGAAGCGCTTCCCGCATCAGCCGCACCTCGTCAAGGGACAACTCAACAATTCGTTTCTCTGCTTTATGGCGAAACATTTACAGCACCTCGATTCCTTTCTGTGTTTATTGTATCCTCAAATGCTCGCCACCGCAATTGTGCAAATTCGATTTTATCTTTCCCTATCACTTGAAGTGCGCTGCGGCTCCTCCTCACCTCGCTCACCGTCCACGATCTCATTTTCCGTCTTATCCAGGTTTAGCAGGGCGTTCAGCTCGTTCAGACGGGCCGTTTTCGCTGCAAGCTCTTCCTTCTGGGGGAATGGCTTCTGCACCTCGGCCTTTGCATTTTCAAGCTGAACCCGCGTATTCTCCAGCTGCTCGACACACGCCGCCATTCGTTCCTCAAAAGCGCCGAACGTATTATCCAGTCGCTGAATATTGCCGAAGATGTCCGAGCCCAGCGTGACCGTATGCCGCAGCTGGTGAATCAGCGTGATTTTATATTCCCGGCTGAAGGTATCGAAGGACAGCTCCATATCAAAGCCTCGGTACTGACCGATGGGAATCGGGTCGGGGCTTGTCATGGACTTGCAAAGGCCGAGGATGGCATCGCCGGCAGCCTTCTTTTCCCTTACCGTGCCGCCCGGCATAAGCATCGGAGAGAAACCGTCCTCGTTGGGCTCGGTATTTCTTTTTAGCTGGTCAATATCCGCCCGATAGCCCTCAATGCGCTGCTCCAACGATTTGATTTTCTGGGGGAACTCCTTCAAAATCTGATCCTCCAGCGAATAGCGCTGGCTCAAATGGTTGGCCTTGAGCAGCTTCAGACGGGACACATCAATGTCCAGATCCATCTTCTCCTTGATGCGGGGATCGCCGGCGCACAGCGCCTTGATTTCCGCATAGCTCAGGGCGGTTTCGTCAATGTCCTCCGCAGAGCGCACCGGGGATTTGCTGGTCATGATCTGCCCAATGAACTTCTGCTTGGATTCCACCAACTGATACAGGTAGCTGTCGAAGGTGTTCTCCGTGACATAGGTGTAAATATCGACCTCCTTGTTTTCGTTGCCCTGGCGGATGATACGGCCTTCCCGCTGCTGCAGGTCAGACGGTCGCCAGGGACAATCCAAATGATGGAGTGCCGCAAGCTTCGTCTGCACATTGGTGCCGGCTCCCATTTTCTGCGTGGAACCGATGAGCACACGCACCTGACCGGAGCGCACCTTGCCAAACAGCTCTTTCTTTTGCGCCTCTGAATTTGCCGTATGGATATAGGCGATTTCCTCTGCCGGAACGCCCTTGGCAATCAGCTTATTTCGGAGATCATCGTACACATTGAACTTGCCGTCGCCGTGGGGCGTAGACAAGTCGCAGAATACCATCTGTGTCGATTTCCGATCGGCGGTGCGCTGCCAAATATCAAAAACATTCTCCGCACACGCGCCCACCTTGCTTGTCTCGCTGTCGGGGAGCATATCGTTCATGAGCCGCTGATCCAAGGCGAGCTTTCTGCCGTCATTGGTGATGAGGAGCATGTTATCCACGCTGGAATCCACCATCTTATTGCGGACACGCTCGGCTCGTTCTGAAAGAGAGGCCACCATTTCCTTTTGCGTTTCCGATGGCTTCAAAACAACGCTGTGGTAATGGGCCTCCGGCACGGGGAGCTTGAGCATATCCGCCGTTTGAATATCTGCGGTCTCCTTGAACATTGCCATGAGCTCCGGTAGATTATAGAACTTCGCAAACCTTGTTTTGGCGCGGTAGCCCGTGCCCTCCGGAGAAAGCTCGATAGCCGTCACCGTCTCGCCGAAGGTAGACGCCCATGCATCGAAGTGGAGCAGGTCGTTCCTTTTAAGTGCGCTGTACTGGAGATATTTCTGCATGGTGTACATCTCGACCATGCTATTGGAGATGGGCGTGCCGGTGGCAAACACAACGCCTCTGCCGCCGGTCAACTCGTCCAAATACCGACACTTCATATACAGGTCGCTGGACTTCATGGCCTCGGTTTGGCTGATGTTGCCCACATTCCGCATTTTTGTAAATGCGGCGAGGTTTTTATAGTAATGCGCCTCATCGATGAAGATACGGTCAACGCCCAACTCCTCAAAGGTCACAACATCATCCTTGCGGGACTGGTCATTGAGCTTGTCCAGCTTCTGCCTGACCGTTTTCTTGGTTCGCTCCAGCTGCTTGATGGAGAAATTATCCCCACGGTTTTTCTTCAATTCAGAAATGCCGTCCAGCACTTCATCCAGCTGTTGCTGCAGGATGGCACGCTGTCGTTCCAGGGACATGGGGATCTTTTCAAATTGGCTGTGCCCAATGATGACTGCATCGTAGTCGCCGGTGGCAATGCGCCCGCAGAACTTCTTGCGGTTCTTGGTCTCGAAGTCCTTCTTGGTGGCGACAAGAATGTTGGCGGAGGGGTAGAGCTGGAGGTATTCGCTCGCCCATTGCTCCGTCAGATGATTGGGGACCACAAACAGGCTTTTTTGACACAAGCCCAGCCGCTTGCTCTCCTGTGCAGCCGCTACCATCTCGAAGGTCTTCCCGGCCCCCACCACATGCGCAAGCAGGGTGTTGCCGCCGTAGAGGATATGGGCAATGGCATTGACCTGATGCGGCCTCAGCGTGATCTCCGGATTGATTCCCACGAAATTCAGGTGGCTGCCGTCATACTCACGGGGGCGAATGCTGTTGAACTTCTCGTTATACAGCTTGGTCAGCTTTTCACGGCGCTCTGGATCGCTCCAAATCCAGTCGGCAAAGGCCTGCTTAATAAGTTCCTGCTTGCCCTGCGCGATAGCCGTCTCTTTCTTGTTGAGCACAGCCGTTTTCCTGCCGTTTCCGTCCTCGATGTAGTCAAAGATTCTTACATCTCGGAGGTTCAGGGTTTCCTCCATGATCTTATAGCCATTAACTCTGCCGGTGCCGTAGGTGTTGTGGGCTTTTACATTGCTACGGTCATAGGATTTCCCCTCCACATTCCATTCGCCGGTGTACTGCGCGTAGTGAACATGGATGTTCCACTGGCAGTAGCGTGGGGTGCTGAACAGTTCAAACATGAACTCCTCAATGATTTCCGGAGGCAGCCATGTTGCGCCCAGCCTTACGGAAATTTCACTTGCCGTCAGGTCAACCGGCTGCACCGCCTCAAGAGCACGGACATTCTCACCGTAATCTTCGGGGTAGAGCTCCGCACTCCGCTTTGCCCAACGGAGCTTTTCACGGACATTGCCGGAGAGATATTCATCGGCAGGGAGATACTTCGGCTTGCCGTCCTCTTCGCTTATGTGCATGGGGTTGAGGAAGATCACACCCTTCAAATCCTCAAACAGCTCCTGCTCGGTTTTACCGGTAAGCTGCGACATATATGGCATGTCGATTCTCGCTTTTTCCGCAAGGGACAGAGCATAGGCCTCGGAAGCCGTGTCAACCGACTGCACCGTTACCTTCTGCTTGATGGTTCGTTTGGAGAACATATCTGCCTTGCGGAGGAAGTTGCCCTCATCATCCAGCACCTCCAGCGAGGCAAGCAGGCAGTAGGAGCTGTCGGAATTGAAAGCCGAATTGTTGGCTCTTGCGCTGATAAGCCCGTATTTCTTGCTGAAGTCGTCGTAGAGCCGATTGAGTTTTTCCTGCTCTGCCTTGATATCGGCATCGGGATAGTCCTCCGTCTGGTACTCGATCAGCGTCCGGACACAATCACGGATGGCAATCATGCCTTTGATGCGGCTTTCGGCAGTCGCGGAAACATCCACGGGATTCATGCGGCTGTTTTCACGGTAATAGATTTTACCGTCCACCACCGTGAAGCTGAAATTGCGCACATCAGGGTCAGCGGGGATAGAAAGGTCCTCATCCTCCGCTTCAAGATCGTCGATTTCAAATTCGGTAATCTCGGCATGAATGTTCTGGATGGCATCCCGCAAGAGGTCCCCAAGCTCTGCATTTTCATAAGCAATACAGGCGGGCTCCATGCCGTGAGGCCCGCTGACCATCTGCATGTCGCCCAACACCATTTCAGGGTTGTCCACAAAATAGGCGTTCATCCGGATGCCATTGGCGTCGGTGGCCAGATGCACCCAATCGGGCTCAATGTCAATCAGACGGTCTCTCTTCTGGAGAAAGATAATGTCCGATGTGACCTCCGTGCCAGCAGCAGCCTTGAAGGTGTCGTTCGGCAGCCGGATAGCGCCGAGCAAGTCGGCTCTCTGGGCAATATACTTTCGGACATTGGGGTTTTCCTTATCCAGCGTACCCTTTGAGGTGATGAAAGCAATCACGCCGCCGGGTCTCACCTTATCCAAGGTGCGGGCGAAGAAATAGTCGTGAATGAGGAAGTTGTGCTTGTCGTAGCGCTTGTCGGGCACCTTGAACTGCCCGAAGGGGACATTACCGATTGCAGCGTCAAAGAAGCTGTCGGGAAGGTTTGTATTCTCAAAGCCCTGCACCGCGATGCTGTTTTTCTGATAAAGCTGCTGCGCAATTCGCCCGGAAATACTGTCAAGCTCCACGCCGTAGAATTTCGCGTCATTCATGCTTTCGGGAACAAGCCCCATAAAGTTGCCGATGCCGCAGGAGGGCTCCAGCACATTGCCGGTCTGAAAGTGCATGTTCTCCAGGGCACTGTACACCGCCTTGATCACCACGGGCGGCGTATAGAAGGCCGTCAGCGTAGATTCTCTTGCCGACGCATATTCCTCATCGGAAAGCACATTCTTCAGCTCGGTATAATGGGGATTGTCCTCCTTGAAGAACTCGGATAGACCGCCCCAGCCCACATAGTCGGCAAGCACACGCTGCTCGGTGGGTGTCGCCAATCGGCTTTCCGCATCCAGCTTGTTCAGGAGCTGAATGGCACGGATATTGTGATAGAACCGTTCCAGCGGCGTGCCCACGCCGATATCATCGCTCTCGATTTGGAAGTTGGTTCGGTACTCGGTGTTGATCTCCGGATGCAGCACATGAGGCGCGATCTTGGAAGGCCTTTTCACTTGTAGAGGCGGGGCGAGCGCTTCTTCCTGGTCATCCAGCAAGGCCTCCGCATTGGGGTAGGTCACGACCTCGCCGTCTTTGACGGTGCTGATGGGCAGAGCATCCAATTCTTCGTCCGTTAGGCTCTCAATTTCGGAATCGTCTTCTGCCAAATCTTCCGTTTCTCTGAATACCCGTGTGCCGTCTGCACCAAACTCCGCCTCATATCGGTCAGTCTCTCGCGCTGCTTCCCGGTCTGCCTCTAAAGATAGAATATCCTCGTGAATCTTCAGGAGGTTTTCCGGCGTGAACTCGATATAATCGCAGTCCATCTCATAGTCATTTTCAGCTTCCATGAAGAACGGAGTATTGATGTCCGCAAGGAACTGATCCGACATTTCTTCAAGGTCATTTCGGAAGTCGGCGGCGTTTTCCGGATGGTTGGCAATGTCATACTGCTCGACAAGCTCTTCAAAAACAGAGAAATCAAGGTCACCGGAAACATACTGTCCACCTGCATCTGCATCGGGATTGAAGTAAATCCAGTGAACCTTGTTACTGCCGGTGTCAAGGGATATTCTCGCCTTCGCATTGTCTGCGACAGGGGGTTCTTCCACGGCTTGCAGCAGCCTGTCATTCAGCGGATTTTCTTTGAGCCGGTTATCGAACTCTTCACGAGACAGCTCTTTGTTAAACAGCGGGAACTGCGTATCAAAGAGGACGACCTTCTTCTCGTCAAAAGACAGCAGCTCGTATTCCTGTGTGCCGATATAGACTGCATCGCCGAGATGATAGCGGTATTCCTTCCGTGGTTCCGGTGGAGGGTTCAGCTCATCAAAGGTCGGCTCAAGGGACTTCGCCACATCGCTGTTCAACGCTTCCAGCATGGCTTCGCATCGTGCGGTCAGGTGGGTGTTGTCCGCAATGATCGCATTCATCGCCTCGCGCATCATGGGGAGGATGAAGTCACCCTCCGCTGTACGGGCGTGCATTTTCTTTTCGCCCACGCTGAACGCACTCCAGCAGCTTGAGAGATAGTACAGATTCAATGCTTTGCTTTCCTCGCCAAGCTGCGCCACAAAGTCATTGTAATCATAGACAATCGACCGGAACTCCTCAGAGATTTCACCTCGTTTCCTCCGAGCTTCTGCCTGCTCCCGGTAGGCAGGATAGTTGTCCTTTTCTGCTTGGCTCAGATAGCGGTCGGCGCGAATCAGCTCCCCGATCCGCTTCTCGACCTTGTTCCACCGCAAAAGCAGTTCCGCATCGGGCCGAGAGATTCTGCCTCTGCTGATTTTGATTCCCTTGGCGTCGTGGTTTTCATCGAGATTTCTGCCGGAAACGGCAGGATACGCGCCGCCGATGCCGTATTCGTTTTTCAAAAAGGCGATATTGTTCTCAGAAGAATCCTGTTTGAGAAACTGCTCATAGATGCGGAATTTGCCCTGATGGATGCCGCTGCCCCGTGTCAGAATGGCGTCGATGTCCTCCTGAGAAATAGCAAAAGCGGAGGATTTTTCTTCCTCCGCTTCTGCGATAATTTCCTGCTGCTGTTCAACTGTGGGGAGCGTTACGCGTAGATCAGGTCGTTCAGAATCACTTCCTCCGCCGAGTGACGAATGGAATTCATCATCTGCACCCATCGCATCTGATCCTCCGCCTTCAGCTGCTCCGTCACTCCGTTCAGCGCCTTCATCTGCTCGGTCAGGTCGTCCAGCATCTTCTGCGCCTGCCGGTCCACCTCCTCCAAATGACTGTTCAGTGTTCCGCTCAGCAGCATCCCGGTGTAAATCCCATCCCGGTGTTTGCGGAGGAATGTCCGCCGCAGCATTCCATACTTCCCAAGCTTCGGGCTCTCCGGCACGGTCAGATCGGGAATCAGATAGTCCCCCTGCATCGTATAGGTCAGTTCCATGTTCGTTGCTCCTTTCCTTGTTTTCTGTTCGGTTCTTATGATACGCAGAAGAACCGGTCTGCGCAAATGTGCGAATCTTCCGTTTTTCTTCCTTCTCCATTTCCTTGACGGTTTCGCCCATTTCACGGATGACCATCTCAGAAATATCACTGACTGCGGCACCGAGCACGGAGATAACCTCCACGGTGTTGAAGCCAAAGAGATGGCTGAAATCCTCTCGGCTAAAGTACTGCCTCGGCTCATACCCCGCACGGGAGAGCGCCATAAAAGCGACGCTGCTTTTCAGCGTGGTTTTCAGCCACGCTTCAAGGCTTGTGTCGTCCAGCTCCTCCAGAAAGCTGCCGGCTTTGACAGCGTTCAACTCCATGAGATAATCTGAAAGATTATCCTCCACGGCATAACCGGAAATATCTATGAGAAGGTGCGGGAAATCTCGCGGCTCCTCCACATCGCCGAAGCTGGCCTGAAGGCTTTCCGATACCGCATATTCGTACTCCGGCTTCATCTGCCAAAGAATGATGTTCCTTCCGGCACGGCTGTTGGTGTCGGAGATATCAAAGACATGTCTCAGTTTGTAGGGAACATCTCTGTCGATCAGCAGCGCGATGCCTTTCGTGCCCTTGTTTACCCATCTGCCGAGTTTATTCCATGTGTCGATTTCCGCACACGCCGTTGCATCCGGCTTCTGCGCATGGATGAGCAGCTGCTCCTTAAAGCTGTACTTGTAGTTGTTTGCCGCCGTAATCAGAAAATCGGTATATCGGTCGGCATTGGAGGCGATATCCCTGGCAGTCTGGGATGCCATCTCCAAAATGATTCTGTATTTGCTCGGCATGGGAACTCCCTCCTTATCTTACTTTGATCGTGACCTCAACGGTCTGCGCATTCTCTCCAAGGATCGATGCAAATAAAAGCCCGGTTCTGGCGTTTGACACCTTGGTCACCAACTCATTCAACCGGCAGACGGTGGTATTGATCTCTTTCTGGTTATCTGCGTAATAGTAGCCCGTTTCATCGCTGCAAATAGGAAAGCCATCCTGCCGCAAGGCGCTGATCTTGCGGCGAATATTTCGTCCGTCAAGCAGAAACAGCTTTTCAAGCTCCTTGCTGTGGATGGCATTTTCTTTGCCAATATGATTTTTACGGAGATACTCGCAGATGGCTTTCTTCTTATCCATAGCTTCTCCTTATCTCGCAGGTTCGTGTTCTTTTTGCTTATGAACCGCCGGTGGATTCTTCTCCATGTACTCCTTCACGGTAGTAAGCGTGCCCTCATAGTTCCAATCGTTTTCAGGATCAATGTCGCGGTAGGCGTTTCTCCCATCCGGTCGGGGCTCCAAGCGAATGGGTCTATTGGAAATCAATGTTCCCCAATGATTCACCATGATCCAGTTGGCAATCTGAACCGGCTCGCCCTGTTGGTCATCATCGTGGCGAACCTCGTACATGTACATGCCCTGTGGAACGGTATCACGGTCTACCCGCAGGCAGGTAAAAAGCATGGGATGCCCCAGAACCGTCACATCCTCAAACTTCTCTGTCATGGCATTTACCCTCATCGTGCTTCACCCCTTTCCTTCGGCTTTCTGTGGGAACTGTCCTCTATGAAAAGTCCTTTTGGCAGTGTATCCAGGTCGTTCAGAAACGCACGGGAAATGGTCTTGCCGTTCCGGTCTCGGTACAGGACGACGCACAGCGGCTCTCCGTGATATAGCGACTCCTTCAGGTCTTCCAGGAAGCGCTGCTCATCGCTGTACTCAACGCTGCTGCATACTTTTCCGTTGAAAGCCAAATAGTCCAGTCTGGCAATATAACTTTCGCTCGGCAGTGCTTGGTTCATCGTGCCTCACCTCGCTCTCTCTGCCTGGTTGGAAAGCTCCAGCCGTACACTTTTCCGATCTCATCGCCAAGCCTGCGGGTGATGCGGGCAATGTCTGCCCTGGTGGCTGTGCCGTTGTAGATTTTTTCTTTGAGCCGGTCCTTTTGCGCCTCCGAAATATTGTCCTTATACACCCGATAGAGATAATGGTTTGTGCCGTCATGGTGGGTGTCATCGCACCGGAAATCTCCGTTTCGGTCCACATACCATGTGGTGTAGTCGTAATCAGAGTAAAGACAGTCACGGATATTGCCGCTGGGAATTTCTTTGTATCCCGTGCGCCTGCCATTCCAAAGCCCCAGATCGGCAACAACCAGTATCGGCTGCGAAAGCTGGATGTCCAAATTCAGGCGTTCGTCCTCAAGGTAGTGCCCATTTTCCTCATACATCATGGCGACGCGCTCGTCCTCGGAAAGCGTCGGATATTCTTCCTCCATCCAGTCTTTCCACTCCTCATAGTCAAGGTCAGCATTGGACCAGATGCGATAATCGTCCTTACTCATCGTGCATCACCTCTGTCCTTCGGCATCACAGGCTTTCCGTCTGCGTCATAATTTCTCGGGTCAGCGGCGGGCACCTGAAAGCCGAACATAGAGCCGGCCTTCATCGCTTCTTCCTGCGCTCGGCTGACGCCGAGCTTTGTGTTGTACTCGTTCACGATGTTCCGGGCTTCGTCCTTGTCGGTAACGGGAATGTCCGTCTTGAAGTAGCCCTTTTCACCGCGCTTGATGATTATGATTTCGTCGCTGCCGGAAAGAACGCTGTAGCACCGCTCGGGCAGGTTGTCCCGAACCGGCTCGCAGGTATGGCCGCCGTATTCCATGCGCTCGGCAAACTCGCAGATGTGATAGAGGTTGCTCCCGATCTCCACATGGTAATCGTCGATATACCGGCAGGTGCGAATCTGGTCTTCATTCCACGAATAGTGGATTTTCACCTTGCCGCCATCCGGAATGCGAAACAGCTCCTTGTAATGGCTGTCAATAAACCGGATTCCTTTCTCTGCGTCCTTCATGTGCTGATCGAGCCAGTCCCGGCGATAGCAATAGCAGTACAGGTTGTATTCGCCTCTGTCCGGGTTCAGGCGCAGAAGATAGGCATATTTTTCGGTATCCACACGAACGCCATAGTAGCCCGGTTCCTCCTGCATACGGCTTTGGGGTGTGCAATAGCAGTACTTGGCAAGCGCCCTGCGGTTATGAAGAATGTCGCCTTCCTCACGCAGAGAGTTGATTACATCATCAAACTCTGCCTTGAACTCATCGGTTTTCAGCTCCTCCCGGAAATCAAACCAGCTGCTGAAAAAGCCGTTGCCGTCTGTATCCATGTCTGCCCGGAGGTGGCCGATCAGTCCGGTTTGCATGGAAATCTGCGTGCTCTGGCGAAAGGTATATTTGTCCTCCGCCTCGATCATTGCTCTTTTTTCATACTCGATCATCTTGCGTCACCTCTTTCTTTAGTCGGTTTCTTTTCCTGCGCGTGCATCTCTTTCGCTTTCTCCAAGCCCTTCTGCGCCCATTCGGGAAGCTTCTTTTCATCCATGACGCCGAGAAAATCCGTGCGGTAAAAGGAGGTCTTTCTCCCGTCGTACAGAGAAATGCAGTAGCAGGTACGCCCTCGCGCATTTGCCTGTGCGCCAAAGCCGCCGGTACACAGCATAAGCTGGTGATTGGCGTGGCGGAACTCAGGCCGGAGAATGCTACCCTTGACGACAACCACCTTGTTCTCGATGGAATCCTCATAGGAAATGGGCTTACAACTATTTGTTGTGAGTTCCTCATTCATGCCGACCTCCTGACAGGCTCTTTCGTTTTCCTGAATAATTTCCTCGGCTGCGTCTGCTACGCGCTGTCCGAACACCTTTGCAATCTCCGCAAAATCGTCGCTGACCAGCACCCCGGAATAGCGCTCGAAAATGGCGTTGGTCTCTACGAAGCAGCACATATACCGTTCATCCTTGTCGGCGTTGGGATTCTCGCCCAGAGCAATATCCTTGTGCCCGATATACATGGAATACTTTACGGAGTAATCTCCGATTTTTCTTGTCTCTTCCATAGCGTCTCCTTTTATAAGCGGGGCGGCATCTGTAAAAAGATGCCGCCCCTTGCCGTTTTACTTTCTGTTCTTCAGGCGAAGAACGATCAGCCCTGCGATGATAAACACCACAAGACCGATGCCGATGATGACCTTAGCGCTCATGCTTGCCTACCTCCTTCTTTTTTCGGAAGGTAAAGAAAGCCGCCGCACCTGCACCGATTGCAGAGATACCGGCAAGTGCTGCCCAAAGAGGCATATTGGTGGTATCTCCGGTCTTGGGGATATCCGTAACAGGCTTGAGCTTGTTATGGAACTTGGCAACGACCGTCTTTCCTTCGTGAACGGTTACGGTGACATTTGCGGGAAGCTCATACTTTTCGTTGGCTTTGTTGGACACCTCGGAGATCACATAATCGCCGATGCGCAGCCCCTCAATGTGAATCTGGCCCTTCTCATCGGTCACAAAGTTCTTGCTGAAGGCATTGCCAGTGATATCCGTGCCCTCCACGCGGAAGGTAAAGCCCTTCAGCACGCCGTCATCCGAAGTCTTTTCAATGCGAATGCCTCCGGTCTGTGCCTGGTTGACAAAGCCCTTTCCGGCCTCATTTTCCACGACGACGGTTTTACCATCTTCCTTAATGGAGAAACTGTAGGTCTTCTCATCAAGGAAGAATCCCTTGGGGGCCTCGGTTTCCTTCAGCGTGTAATCGCCGTAGGGCAGATCATCCAGCTTGTAGACGCCGTCGGACAGCTCCTCCATCTGATCCACGAGCTTTCCGTCACGGTATACCTCAAAGATCGCACCGCTCAGATGGTGGTCGGGATAGTTTTTATCCACCTTGGTCAGCTGAACGCTGCCGCAAATGAGCCTGTTGTTGATCTCGATCTCGACCACAGCGCCGTTCTGGTTCACTTTCACAGCATGAGGCGTCTCATCCAGCACATAGCCCTCCGGTGCAGCGATTTCACGAACCACATACTCGCCATAGGGGATACCTGTAAAGGAGAAGCTACCGTCCTCTGCGGAAACAGTGGTCAGAATAGGCTCTGTACCGTCTGTGAGGAACAGGCCGATGGTAGCTCCGGCCAGCGCCTTGCCGTCCTCATCCTTCTTCATGCCGTGGATCTCCCCGTAGATCATCTCGTTGGTAATGCTCTTTCCGTCATTGACGGCAAGCTCCACCACGGGAATTTCCTGGCCGGCATAAGCGAAGGTCACAGGGTACTTCTCATCAGAGAGCATATAATGGCTGTCGGTGCTGATTTCCTTGACATAGTAGCTGCCGAAGGGAACATCGCTCTTGAGCACAGCCTTTCCGTTTTCATCAAGGGACATGATCTCGATGAGACCGTCCACAGGAGTGACGGAGCCGTCTGCTGCGGTAAGCTCCTCGGCGGCATAGAAGCCGAAGGTCACGGCGGAAAGCTCGTTATTCATACCGATACCGAACTGCTTGTTCTGCTCCAGCACCTTGGAAAGAGAAATCCGCGCCTTCTGTCTGTCATTGCAGAAGCTGGCAGCGGTTTCGGTGATCTCAATCTCCTGCCCGGCATAGACAAGCTCTGCGGTATGGACGTCCTTGTTAATGACCATGCCGTCGGGGGCTTTCATCTCGGTGATTTCGTATTTTCCCAGATACAGCGGCTTGCTTTCCGCCGTGCCGTCTGCGCCGGTAGTCACCGTATCCACCACCTCGCCGGCGCTGCAGCGCAGCGTACCATCCGGGGTGTAGATGTCCTCCGTTGCCTTGATCTCATAGGTCGCTCCCGCAAGGCCCTGCACCGCATAGACCGGCTGATAGATCCCGTCCGTCGCTGTAACAGAGGCAAACACCTCGCCGGTTTTGGAAATCTTGATGATGCCCTTCTGCGCGTAGTTGCCAAGCTTCACTGCAACGATTGTCACGCCGCTTTCCTCGGTGGAATTCTCTTCGGTCACATCGAACTTGACCGCCTCATGACTGAGTACATAGCCGTAAGGAGCGGAGACCTCCTTGAGGGAGTAGCCCTTGCCAAACTCCAGCTTCTCCGGCGTGATGAGCATGCCGGCGTCATTGGTGTAGAAGGTGTCGATGGTGGTAACCTCCGGATAGGTAAAGGTCATTTCCACCTTGGAGCCATCCGGACGGAAGATCTGGAAGCCCGCACCCGCATAGGGAATGGTATTGCCGGTCTCCGCATCCACCTTGATGACCTTAATGAAGGACTCGAAGTTAGCGTTGTTGATGAGGTAGCGGTAGGTCTCGCCGTTCTTAGCAATAAACACATCAAAGTCGCTCATCAGCTCACGACCCTCCCAGCCGGAAACCTGATGCACGGTGTACACGCCGTAGGGCAGGTCCTTGCTCTGGGCAAAGCCGTTTCCATCGCAGGTCAGATAGTCCCGCTCCGTATCCTTTGCCGCCTCATAGCTGCCGGCAGATTTCAGATAGACGGCGAATACTGCACCCTCCTCGGGAGTTTCGATCTGCGTATCGCCGTTATCCGAGTGCTTGATGATGGCGATATTGCCCTTCTGCACCTGCTCGGTTACAGCCACAGCAGGTGCAGCGTTCAGCTCAACGGTGTAATTGGCCGCCTCTGCACCGACAGGATAAACGGTGCTGTCCAGCAGATAGCCCTCGGAGGGGCTGATCTCACGAATCGTCCAGTCGTCGCCGCAGACATAATAGCCGGTGGTGAACTGGCCGTTCTCGTCGGTGTAGTAGGTATCCACAAGCTGATCGCCCTTATAGATGCCGTAGGCGGCACCGGCAAGCGAAGCGTCGCCCTGCGCCGTTCCGACCTCACAGTCACTCTTAGTGACGGTGACATTGAATTTCTTGAGGATGTTGGAAAAGCTCTTATTGGTTACACTGTTCCATTCCACTGCGGCGCTCTGGCTGTTGGGAACCACATAGCGAATGGCGGTGTCCATCTCCTCCAGTGTGTAGCCGGTGCCGATGAGCACATCCCGGAAAGTCGCCACACCGTTTTCATCGGTGACGGCGTATTCATCTACAGGCAGACCGCTGAGGGAGGTTCCAAAAAGGTGGAACTTCACGCCCTGATTCAGTCCGTCATCGGAGGTTTTGGTCACGGTAAGCTCGCCGCGGCGGAGTACATTGTTGAAGGAAACCGTCGCCGTCTGTCCGGCAAGCACGGTAACACGGTGGCTTTCCTGGGGCTCGTATTTGTCATAGCTCTGCTCGGTGACGGTATAGGTGCCGGGCATCAGATTGTCGATGCGAATTTCACCGTTCCGGTCGGTGGTAACGGTCTGATTGACGCCCTCGCCGGTGATGGTGAAGGTAATGCCTTCCACCTTGCTGTCCTCGCTGGTCTTGATGATTTTAGCGCCGCCATAGCTGACCTTCAGATTCAGAAAGGCTGTGACCGGGTCGCTGACCGTAGCGCTGTAGGTAACAACATCCTGCATGGTGCCGTCTGGGCCATAGTGCCCATCACTCCACACCACAACACCCTTACGCAGAGCCTCCTTTTCGGCAGTGACACGGAGCGTGCCGGTAGGCGCATTCTGAGTTGAGATCGTCAGCACATTCCCCTGAACAGAGAAGGACACACCTGTTTGGTTAGAAGAGAAACGGTAATTGCCCAGGACGCCGTTGGTATCTGTCAGCGTGGCCGAATAGAAGCTGCCGTCCCAGTTCAGCTCGACAGTCTGTGCCTTGCCGGTACTTCTGGCCATGAAGCTGGGAACGATGGTATGCTTCTGCACGCTGTCCTCAATGCTGTCATAATAAGCGGAAAAGCGGCTGTACAGCGGGTGGCTGGTACGGTAAACGGATTTCACTGCGTCGGCACTGCTGGGGTCCACATGGTTGAAGTTGGCATCCCGCTCTCCAACGACCGTTTCCCACACCAACGCCTGGGTGGCCATCATGTGGGCCATTTTGTCGGCATCCGCAGCATTCTGCGATCTCCATGAGGTGGAAAGATTGCCCTGATAACCGTACTGCATGATCCGTCCCAGCAGGGTTTTGATGGTGTCAGCGTCGATGGTGCTGTTGCAGTCGGACGGGTAGTTCTTCCAATAATCCTCGCCATGGCGGGAATATGTCTTGCCCAGCAGACGGGGCACACCCGGCTCAATGCAGTAGCAGGCCTGTCCATCGAAGGAGCCGATTGTGTGCAGCGTGGTCATCCAGGTTGCCTCGCCAGAGGTCCAGCCATTCATGTAGTGAAGCTCATCGTGACCCCATGTGCCGCTGTAATCCAGATTGGCGTCCCCGTCTCTGGGGAAGCCTACGGAATAGGACTCAGCGGTTTCTCCGGCAGTCGAGGCAGCAAAGGCCGTAGTCGTGCCGATGCCCATGAGCGCGGTGAATGTCATCAGGACTGCAAGCAGTCCCGATATTCCCCGTCTGAAAATGTTCTTTTTCATGTTGGTTTCATTCCTCCTGAAATTGAATTTTGGTATGAAAAAAGCGCCGTATTTCTACGACGCTTCTCAAAGTGATATAAAGTTTTATGCGTACCCGATGTAGATCAGATACTTGTCTGTGCCGACGCATTCGTACCAAATACAGATATCCGTGATACTCTCGTCCTCGGCATATCGCTTCAAGCGCGAGTTAATGTCTCGCTCCAGATAGATGCAGCCCTGCTCTGCGGAAATCGGATTGTCCCAGCAATCGGTTGCCGAGCTATCCAAGGTCAGTCCCAAGCTCACCGCCGTGCTTTTTGCGTAGGAAATCCAGTGCTCGATATCAAATGCGGGTTCAGTTTCCGGAGTCGGTTCCGGCTCGGTTATCGCAGGAACGGACGGTTCCTCTTTCGGACTTTCTGCTTTCTCCGGCTTCTCCGGAAGCACGGGTGCCTGCCGGTCTTCCTCCGGTGTCGGCGCATTCGATTCTGTGGGTGCGCTTACCGGCTCAGAAGAAAAGCTCGGGCTGCTATCGTGCTTGTCCTCATTTGGTATGCAAGCTGCTGGATCGGCGGCTTCTGTCGCTGCTTTGGTGGGAGCGCTTGAATCTGTGGATACCGGCTCAAAGGAAGCAGGCGTTTCTTCCTGTGGCGTTGGAGCTTTCGATGTGTTTCCTGCCGTTTGGCCTTGCGAGGGCTCTGCGGCGCATCCGGAAAGTAATGCGGCAAGCAGGAGTGCGCACAATATAAGAAGCTTTTTCATGGGATGACCTCCTATGACTGTTTTTCTCATATTGTACGAATGCGCTTTGTTTTCTTCAATTGTGCCGCCTGTATATTTCCCTTTTGAGCTGGTATTGCCGGTAAATGAAGGGAAGAGTGTGAGAGGGGGAACGGCGCTGACGCAGCGTCAAAAGGGTAGACTGCCCCCTTGGCGAAGAACCTATCTTGCGTCATTCCGACTTTTCTGCCGCTCCTGATACCGGTGATAATATTCCAGCGCTTTTAGAATATACTCACCGGTTTTTTCGTAGGGAACGCTGGCAGGGATAAACCTTCTGGCCTCTGCGTACTTGATGTTGATTTTCTCCCTCTGGTTCGGCTTTTCCTCGCTCATGATCGACTCGATGACCTCGTTATTCAGCTTTCCGTCCTGAGAGAACCGCTTCAGCTTAATGGCCTGGGCAAGGGACGGCGTGGCATCTGCGTAGGCGATTTGCTCCAGCAGGGCGCTCTGTTCCTCATTTTGCAGGTACGAAAGCTCCACCGCCGGTCTGAACGCAATGCGCCCCTCGTCAACCAAATCCAGAAGCTCCGGAATGAGCTCCGTGAGGCGGATATAGCGTCGCACCTGATCTTGACTTTCACCTACTTCTTTCCCTAACAACTCTCTTGATGTGGACTTCTGTGCCACTGGCACAGAAGTTAAATCTGTACGCTGTCCCTGTCGGTTCATGGCTTCAAGTCTCATCTTATACGAAAAAGCTTTTTCACTGGGCAGTATCACAGAGCGCTGCAGGTTCGATTCCACCATTAGAATGATGGCCTCATCACGGGTCATCTCCCGAACCTCGGCCTTCACGATATCAAACCCGGCAAGCTCGCAAGCCTTCCTTCTGCGATGCCCCGACACAATCTCGTACCGCCCATCCTCCTTTGGTCGGAGGGTAACAGGGGTGATGATCCCACGCTCCTTGATACTCTGGACAAGCTGATCCATGTCCTCGTCCAGCTTCACCTTGAAGGGGTGGTCGGGAAAATCGTCGATCTCCGAGAGGGGAATATCATAAATGCGCGGGAGCTTGTTTTCCTTTCGCTCTGCGTCATTCATGAAAAGCTCATCGTACCCGGTCAGGCCCAGATCGATTTTTTGCACGCTCTTCAAGCTCTGTCACCTCCTTTGTGAGTGCCTCATACGCTGCTGCGACCTTGCCGTTCCTGTCATGGGAGAAGATGCTTTCTCCGGAAAGACTGCACTCCGCAGCTCTTACCGAAAAAGGAATTTCGGAACGGAACACGCGGATGTTCTCTCCCACGGTGGAACGAAGCGAGGAAATAATCGCCTTGGCGTTGTTGGTGCGGTTATCCACCATCGTCAGCAAAATGCCGTCAATCTTTAATCTCGGGTTGATCTGCCGCTTGATCTTTGAAATGGAGCGCAGAAGCAGGTTAAGACCTTTGGTTGACAGGAAGTTCGGCTGAGATGGGATAATCACACTGTCTGCCGTAACCAGCGCATTGACCGTCATCATACCCAGAGAGGGCATACAGTCAATCAGAATGTAGTCGTAGCTCTTTCTCATGCCGTCGATGGCGTTCTTCAGAACATACTCACGGCTCATAACATTGAACAGACCTGTTTCCATACCGGAGAGCTCAATGTTCGAGGGAAGCAAATCCACACCTTCCTGGTGCCGGATAATTGCACCCTCTGCAAGCGGCTCATCATCAATGACCGACTGCATAAGGGACGACAGCGATACATCCAGCTCGTCTGGGTTCTTTATGCCGAGGCTCACGGTTAAGCTGCCCTGCGGATCAGCATCCACCAACAGAACCCGTTTCCCGGAGCTTGCAAGTCCCACGCCGAGATTGACTGCGGTTGTCGTCTTGCCGACGCCGCCCTTCTGATTCGTGATGGCGATCACCTTACAGTTTTCCATGGGGTTTTCCTCCTTTCTCTGAATTTGAATCATTTCTGATCCACGAAAGCCTCAAAATACCTTTTGGGGCTTTCGTCGCTGCATTTCATTTTTCCTCGAACCCAAAATGCAGAAAAGGAAATCAACAGGCGTTCGGCTGCTGACCGAACTCATAGGAATCTCACCTCTGCCGGGTACTCCGCCAGCCCCATAGGGAAGTATCATTGTCCCTGAATCGTTTCATCGCCTTATCCGTAGCAAGCGGATATTTCAGAATGGTTCGGAATCGCTACCAACCTTGCTTTCCGTGAAGACCCTTGTGGGCAGGAAGTTCGTGGCGCACCTTCATTCGGCTGGGGCTTTCGCCCCCGATCAGGAATGTACCTGTTGAATGTGTATTCGGTTTTCAAGGTTCACGGAAGGCTCATCGCCTTCTCACTTTCTCTTTGCCGAATTTTTTTGCGAGATTCCCACACTTTTTCAAAAAAATTTTTTGTGCCGGTTCCAGAAAGCAAAAAAGCGCCCACTGCACCTGTTTAGCAGGCGCAATGAGCGCAAAAATAAGACCCGGTGATTTCTCACCGGGTCTCATATCTGAATATATAGTTTTCAAAAAACAGCCCCGCAGAATCACTTCTGCGAGGCTGAAATTCAATCGCACATTTTTCTCGGCATCCGTGGTGCACCCTTGGTGTAAATTGGTGTACGGATTGGTGTACGAGAGGCTTTTTTAATCCGATCAGGAGGGCAATCAATAGAGCTTTGCGCCGGCGGGGATGTGAGGATCCACCATCAGCAAATGGAGCTTTTCCACGCCGTTTTCGTGATGCACGGCGGAGATGAGCATGCCGCAGGAGTCGATACCCATCATCGCTCTCGGAGGCAGATTGGTGATTGCAATGCAGGTCTTGCCGACCAGCTCTTCCGGCTCATAATACTCGTGAATTCCGCTCAAAATGACCCTATCTACGCCGGTTCCGTCGTCCAAAACGAACTTTAAGAGCTTTTTGGACTTCTTCACGGCTTCGCATTCCTTAACCTTCACGGCACGGAAATCGCTCTTGGAGAAGGTGTCAAAATCCACCTGATCCTGGAACAGCGGCTCGATCTGAACATTGGAAAAATCGATTTTTTCTTCCACAACGGGAGCCGCCTGAGCAGCCTCCGCAGGAGCCGAAACTTCCTTGGAAACCTTCTTGTCAGAGTCCAACGGCTTCATTGTGGGGAATATTACCCCGGTATCATCATAACTTCTCATAAGTTCTTATAACCCTTGTGCCACAACGTTTTGAGGACTTTTACAATAACGTAAGTTCTCATAAATTCTTATAACTCTTCGGTCAATTGGTGTCAAAACTGGTGTCAAACCCAGCTCAGGACACTCTGATTTTTCCTTCGAGATTTGCAAAGCTGGACATCTTCTTTTCCTTGGTTGCTTCGTTGTAGACATCCATCGTTGTCTCGATGTTTCGGTGACCCATAATTTCTTGGATTACCTTTAGGTTCGTTTCGTTCTCGCAAAGGCGAGTACAGAATGTGTGTCTGAGATTGTGTGCGCTGAAGTGTGGAAGTAAAACTGGTTCTCGGTGTTCTTGTTCTGCACGCTCTGTTTCCTCGGCATTGCAGTCACGAATAATTCTCTCAAGCGCTCTATTGATGACGTGTGGATTCAGCATCTCTCCGAACCGGTTCTTAAAAATGAAGTTCGTGTATCCATCAACCTCGCACTCGTTGAAGCCTTCCTCCATATGTTTCAATCGAATCTGGAGTAAAGCTGCTCGCACGTCAGAAAACATTGGAATGATTCGCGTGCCAGCCCGTGTCTTCGGAGTAGTGATGTGGAGCTCCATCTTCCCGCTTTCTTGTTGACGATATATCAAATTATGGTTAATGTCAATAATATTCTGCGTGAAGTCGCAATCTTCCCATCTCAATCCAAGGATTTCTCCTATGCGTGCGCCTGTCCCAAGCATGACCGTAAACAGCGGCATCCAGTGTTTGTACGTTTTCGAACTGGAAACAAAATCGAGGAACCTATTTTGCTGTGTCTCTGTCAACGCATGACGCTTTGGTTTCTCCCAGTTATGGCTCTTCTTGATTTCTGCAATCACACCGTCGGTAGGATTTGTTCTTATGAACCCATCCCTCACTGCTACATTAAAGACCGGATGAAGAATCGTATGAATTATCTCCATACTGTTCGGCTTAAATCCAATATCTTTAATGAGGTGGATGTAGAACCGCTTGATATCGCTATACTTGATGTCGGCAATGTTCTTCGCGCCTATTTCGTCCTGCACATACTTCCTGTACATATACTTATAGTTGGTTCTTGTAGATGCTTTAAGCTCGTACTTAGTTTCAATGTAGGCGTCATAAAAGCTGTTCAGCGTCATCCTGTACGCCGTATGGGAGCTGATGCCGTCATCAATATCCCTTTGGATTCGTTTTATCTGAGTCCTTAATGGTTCTGTGCTACGCTTACCATCAGGCGCTTTATCTGACTCTACAAGCTTCCAGCTATAAATCGCTCGGCGTACTCCACCAGAATCAGTATAACGGTACATATACTTCCCGTCGCTTCTCTGCACCTCACCTTCTCTCAGAACTCTGCCTTTGTTGTCTTTTCTTTTTTCAGGCATGGCTACTCCTTTAGTCTGAAAATGAATATCAACATGGCATTCTCAATATACCATAGTCTGGATTCACTTTCAAGTTAGATGTCATATAAGGTTGAGTTGGTCAACAAATCGCTCGAATTTTGTACGTTTAATCTGTGGGCGTGTGCCATTCCAAAGAACAAAATCAGCGTTTTTGTTTTCGCTGACAATCTTACGCAGCTTAGTTTCTCCGATGCGGAAGTATTGTGATGCCTCCTGAATTGTCAGTGTGTACCTTTCCCAAAATGGGATTTGCAGGGTGTTAATAATCTCGCCTCCTCGTGCGCTGCGCGTATGTAAAAAAGAAAGGGCTGGCAGTGAAGCCAGCCCCATGTCTACCTCTTGAGTAATAAGGAACCTAATCAACGATACTGATTACTATGTAAGCAATGACTACGATAATAACCGGAATCCAGACAGGCGCAAGTACCCACCACCAGCTCCAGTCAATCACGCCAATCAGCTTTAGAACGATAAAAACTACGGCGAGTACATCGCACAATCCAAGACCTTTCGAAGATGAGTCTTTCATGTGTGGTTCCTCTTACGCCTTGCTGTCCGTGGAGCCCATACCGCCGTTTCTGACGCCGGTTGCATCATCGGAGTATGTAATCCCATACGGAATGAAGATTGCCTGCATAAAGCCGTTACCGGCTTCAACGTGCACAATCTTTTGACTCTTGCTGTCGTTTGTAATCTTGGCGAAGATGTGCCCCTCGTTGTCGGAGAAGTAATAATCGCTGTCGATAACGCCCATCGTATTGTCAAACTGCATACGGAACTTGAAGCCCAGACCACTACGCGGCAGGCAACCGAGCCACCAGCCCTCGTCAATCTTCACTCTGATACCGGTGGGAATCTTCATTGTTTCGCCGGGGCGCATCTCAAATGTAAATGGTGCCTTAAAGTCATAACCGGCGGAGCCAGTCGTTGCTCTGCTGGGGAGTGCAATTTCCTCCCACATCTTTTTAAGGTCATCTTCGATGGCAGGCGGCAATTCCTGCCCCCTATAGAATTCATCTTTCATCGCGTCACGGAACTGTTCAAAGCTGACCTTTTCAAATTCTCCAACTCTCTGCATTGTGCCCTCCTCAGCTATTTGTTTTGCAAGTACAAGACGGCTCACTCCACCAAGGCTTAACTGTTTCTTGGTAGGTTTGGAATTGCGGGAAGTACATAGTGTCGTCATCCTCGGTCGTTTCAGTGACCGTTTCTCTCACGACTTTTCCGTCCGCATCGTACTCGCGGACAGTTTCTTTGATTGTGCGTTTAATCATATGTCCTCCTTATTTTCGTATGGACGTTTTACTCTGTTTTTGTATAGAGACCGCAGTGGCAGGTTCCACTTGCCATCTCTCTGAATTCCTTACACATACACTTTGTGTCCTCGTTTTTTTCGATGGCGCATGGACAGAAGCCATTATTGTCTTTCAATGCTTTACGCATATCGTTAACAAACTCTTTGTCTGGATTGATGTTGATTTTCATTGATGTCTTCTCCAATATGTTTAACTGTCGAACCGCTCTGCGTATTGATTATCAGAAGCGAGTTCGACGCCAAGCACTTCATCAAATATGTGCTTTTGGTTTGGGATGTATCGTCCGAACTTCACAATCACATTTCCATAAGTGGCAAGCTGTTGAATCCATTCAGGGACTTCTTCAAAGTAGTAACCAGTATAAATGACAACGTCGTCTTTGCACTGGAATTGACCGCGAAGAACCTCAAGAAACGAACACAGCTCATCAAATTGTTCAAGCGGTTCAAGCCCACCAAACACGATTGATTCCGTAAGCGGATTATTCAGATACCGGAGGCACAGTTGTTCGTCGTCAATACTGATGGGGGCGCTTGCACGCCACCCATCATTTTGACAGACCGACAACGGGATACCTGCTTCAATACAGCATTTACCGCCACAAGAAATCGTTCCAATGAACATCGCTGGCTTTTTATAATTAGTGAAGTCTTCATCCACAATTGTCTTTACTCTCATTCGCTCATAGCCTCCGCATAGCTGTACCACTGTCTTGTGTTAAACTCACGGAAACGGTCTTTGGAGTAAGCCCTTGATGGGACGAGATACCCAACAATGCGCTGATATGTATCAAAGACAGGCTCACCGCATACTGGGCAATGGTCAGTGCCAACAAAGCCGTGATGGTTCTTGCACTCGTTGATACGGGTGTTGAACGCAAAGTAAATCACGCCAGCCTGAGCAATCTTGTTCAGCATCTTCCACGCCGTTTCCGTATTCGGGAAGTTGGATTCCAAATTGATGTGCGCGATGCTGCCGCCAGAACACTTTTCATCAAGGATTGAGCTGAGGCGGAGCTTCTCCTGAATGGTGCATTTCGCAGACAGCGGAATCCACTGGTTCGAGTAGATGAACTTGTCATTGTGGTCGTACAGAACGTTGTCTTTCTGGCACAGGATAACTGCCGCACGCTCTGCAGGAACACTCTCGATGTTGAAAGAGTAAGCATCGGTGAAGTTGTCCTTGACCTCATTCAGTACCTCAAAGATTTTGCTTGCAAAAGCGATGCCTTCATCGGTGTAACTGATGTAACCAAACTCATCCGTCTTGGTGTAACCAAATGCCTCGATGACTTCATACAGACCAAGGATACCCATTGTGCAGTATTGCTTGTCCATCTCGACCGCGCCATCCTGATAGTTGGGGAGCAGTCCCTTCTCAACGTTCCTCTTGATGATATGGCGAACAGTATCGAGCGTTTTACAGCACAGCAGCGCACGCTTTTTGAGCAGAGCAAGATACTTTTTCTCGTCACACTCAGTTTCCAACGCAATCCGCATGAGGTTGATTGTGTTGACCTTCACAGAACCGATGGAGAGTGCTGTGCCGCCAATCGAATTGATGAATGCGTTGAGTTTTGAAGTATCAGACAGCAGTCGGCAGCAGTTACTCAGCGTGTTTACATCGCCGCTGATGAAAAAGTTGCTGTCATTCCATGTCACATTGTGGTCGGAACACCATCTGGCGAACTCTTCATCGACGAATTTACCGTCACGGTAAAGCAAACTGTATGTCAGCACTGGGAACGTAAACATATTCTCGCTTCTAATTTGCGAAACGACCTCCATAAAGAGCTTTTGATGCTCAATCAGCTCTTCAACACAGTCAATCACATATGTTCCGTCAGGATATTGCACGCCGCCGAACAACGCCTCAATGTAATTCCGGTCAAAAATTGACACATTAACAAAAGCAGTCTGGTCGATACGCATAAACGGCTGATTCAGGCGGTAGATAAACTTCTGGAAGCACTGCTTGATGTAGTATTCGGGGTTCTTAATGAAGTGACCACTCTCACAGTCCTTTCTCCAGAAGTAATACGTCCAGATAAGGACGTTGGGGATGCCTACAGCACCGGAACTACGATTGCTCATGTAGCTGATATACTCAATTACGTCATCCATGAACGTTGTGAGGTGCTTTGGAGCCTGATTATTGTAGTTTTTGAGGAAGAAAAGACCCTCGGTTGCCAGTCTGGTCAGGTCATAGGCATAGCAGTACGGCAGATATGTAGAAGTAGACGCATCATGCAGATAAAACCCGCCGTTATACTCTGTTTCAAGCCATTCACGGGCTGTTTTCAGGTTGTAACGCTTCTTCATCTCATAGAAAATCTTGTTGAAAGCGAACAGCTTATCGTGAGATTTACCCTTTTCATTCAAAAGACTGCGAATATCCTTGTTGGATGCGTTCGCATTGGCATCGATGGTCACGTCGGCGACATTCTTGTCAATAAAACCATCGATGAAATCCGAAAAGTTCAGTTGCGTTTCGTGGAAACCGTTCAGGTACTCGAAATCTTCACCATAGCGCTCATTGAGTGTGGTCATAGCCTTTTCAAAGTCCCTGTTCATTTTGAGTGGAATGTTCATTGCTTAATCTCCCTTCGCTTATTGTTGGTTCACCCAGTCATTTGCTGTCGAGAAGTCAAGTAATTTATTGTTCACACTAAGAACGGGCACCTGACTGATTCCAAGTGACAGCATCTCATCCACAGAATTGTTCTCTGTGTACTTGATACCCTTTTCTTCCAGCTTCTTTTTCAGAACCTTGCACTTTGGACATCCTGTTGAGTACAAAGTAATTGCCATTGGCACCTCCTTCCAACCTTTAAGGTCGTCTTCCTCTGCAAGAAGCGTAATTGCTGAATAAGCCTCAGCCCATGTTTCTACACGGAGCATCCCATTGGCTTCTGCATCATATTTTTTATTGTGTTGCGCAGTCATAAGGATTTTGAAATAGTTCCCACCCTCAAGATTGTGCGTACCATCATCGATGAGAACATCACCATTCACAAGCTGCTTGTGGGAAGTGATAATGACATCGTTCCACGTTAGGAACGGGAAGTATTTGAATAACACCCGTTCCATTTTTGATGCGAGCGTATGGTAGTTCGATGTGGTTACAATCAAGACCTTATGCCCATCTGCAATAAGCTTTTGCAAAGTTTCTGATGCACCATCAATTGGTTTAACACAATCCCAGAAATCATCCTCGAACAGTGGTGCGTACACCTGTTCATTCGTGAGCGTCGGGAATGCTTTAGAAATATCCCAACCGGTGATGTCTGTCAGCTTTGTAGTCGTCCCGTGTCGTGCATTTAAGTAATCAACCCAAGCACTCGCCAGTGACTCAATCGTGTCATCCATGTCAACCAAGATTATCAGATGCTTCATTTAGCCTCCTTACAGTTCATCAATCGTCATTTGGTGAGAACCAAGGTATTCGACCAACCAATCGATGACATTTCTTTTCAGGTCAGTCATTGACCCGTTATTCGTTATGTAATAATCTGGCTCAACATCGTCGAGCGCTGTCTCAGAAGGGTGTGCTTGCTGCTCTGGGGTGAGAGGACTCTTAAAGTTTTTTCTGACAACACGCAAATTAACTGTGTCCAATCCAGCTTCTTTGAGATAATCAATCTCATTTGGGAATCGGCAATCAGGAATCAGCACATAGTCCCACTCATTTGGGAATAGCTCCAAAATTGATGTAACAAACCCTACCCAATAGTCAGGGCGTTTCTGCCGAATGATGTCTGTTCCGACATATTGAAGAATATGCCGACCAGCATCATCTTTCTGTCCGTCCCATCCAAAGAACTGCTTGCAAATATATTTGAGCAGGTCTGCGTAATGGGTAATCAAGACTTTATATCCGTCTGCTTCTAAAGCCGCTTTAAGCAATCCAGCAGTGGTGTCTTTACCGTTTTGCGCTTTACCAGAAATCGTAATGACTTTCACCTGTCAACCTCCTTTGTGTTGCTTCGCATACTTTCGGAATTTATCTATGGCTTGTCGAACATTCATTGGCGAATCTGGCGGTCGCCACTTGTGTTCGCCGCCGTAGTACAGCTCTCTGACCTTGCAAAATGCCGCAACCACAGGCTTGTCTGTATCATCCACTTTGTGTTCACAAACAATTGCAACTGCCTTCTTACCAGCCTTTGTAAAATCATCGACCATTCTTTGGATAGCAAGTCGTTGCCCGTATGGTACTCTTGCATCCTTGTGTTTTACTTCGAGGAGTATGTATTCTGAGTCGTGATACTCAATTAGCCCATCGATATCCGTAGGGTATATCCCGTTATCAAGTTCAAGCCCTTTGAAGTCGATGAGTTGTTTCATACGTTTGGGGTTCAGTATCTTGCTTTTCATAAGACCTCCAAATTCAAGCAGGTCTTGGTCGGTTGTCGTCATTGCCGAATAGTAATACAGCCGCAAGAATCACAACGGCAACTGAAAGCGCCCCATTCATTGTTTGCGCGGCATCATACCGCAGGTCTTTTTCTCTGAGCAAAAACCCATGAGCTTGCATTTGGGCATGAAGTAGTGGTCTACGATGTATTTCCATTCCTCCGAATAGTTCCCCAAAGCATCGCATACATCGTTGAATAGCCCCCTATATTCATGGTAGGCTCGATTGCACATTCTCTGATGCGACATATCTATCAGGTTACGCATATTGTGCTTACACACAATTTTCGTCTCCATGCCAAGCGGAAGCCCTAATGCTGAGTCCTCACGAGGAACACCAATAGTGTCGAGGCTCTCTAAGTATGATTTGATATGTTCCATCAAATCTTCATAGACTTCTTTCGCTTCTGGATTACCTTCGATGCTTGGCGGCGTAACATATCCAAAACCATGTTCATAGTCGATATATCGCGTACTCGCCTGAAGGCGTGTGGGCAGACCGCCGATATGGGTGTACCACTCACGGATGACCCGTGCCGAATACCCTTCAAGAGTCAAATACACATCAGGGAACTCAAATGTTCTCCCATGTCCGCTCTCAAGACAGTCAATGCCTCTGAGATAATTCTTCTCATCATTACTGGTATTTGCTCCCCAGCAGATACCAGCCTCTACACCAATCATCGTGATTGGCTTTTTATATGTATAATCTTGAACAATTACTTTTCCCATTCGTTACTTAACCTCCGTAAAGTTCTGGGTAACTGCTATAACACAAATAGGTATAGCCGTAATAGCTGCTGTACAGTTCAAGATAAACGCCGCTACCTTGTACCCCACCAGACTGGAATACGACTGACGGTTCATTCAAAACACGTTCGCCACTTAAAAGGCGGGCTGCTGCTTCAACGCAGGGTTCAAACGGGGTCAGGTTTTTGAAATAGTCTGTATTCGCGTTAGCATATTGTCCCTCTGCGTGAATGACCTCTTTGATTGTGTCTGGGAACTCTGGCGAGTCAGCTCTGTTGATAACCACCTCGCCAACAGCCAGCTTCCACTCAAAGGGCAAACGCTTGTCGCCACATTCTGCCGTGATAATCTTTGATAGCTCAAGCAAGTCTTCAAAGAAAACCTTTGTCACGTTTAAGCCGAGCACATCGATTTTCTTGTTTCTGGCTTTCTCTGCAACCACGCCCGCTTCATAATCACCGTTTAAGCAACTCTGCTTCATTATGCTGAGATAATCAATGTCATCAGAGAAGCCGTCTACTCCCTCCGTGTGGCGCACTGCCTCCTCTTCTGGCTCCTCAATTGTCTGGTTTGCGTCTGTCGCTGTGATAGCGGTTTCCAACGCATCGACTTCCGTTTTCTCCTCAATGGTCAACAGCGTTTCTTGTCTGGCAGATGCGCTACTGCATCCGCAGATTGAAACGCACATCATAGATACCAGCAAGAAGATAGTGAAAATTTTTCGCATTGTTCTACCTCTCTACTGCCTACGAAAAAAGAGCTCCAGAGTGTTTTACTCTGGGCTCTTCCACATAGTATGTTTAGCCTCTTACTTTTCTTATGCGTGCTGGAGAGTTTCTTTAATGGCAAAACTGCCAAGGAACTCATCCAACATTTTTGTATCGCCGGGATTCAGCGGTTCTTCTGCCCGTGGTGCTCTCGGACGTGCCGCTCTCTGTGCTCGCACCGGTCGTGTGGGTTCAGTAGCAGCGACCGGAACAGCACCGAACCAATCAACTGTCGCACGACCAGTGGCATTCCAATCAAGCTGCGGTGTCGTTACCGGTGTCGTTACTCCTACGAGGTCTTCCATTGCAAGGTCTACAAGCGGGAGGTCAATCGGAATCCCATCGACAAACAACTGCCCATCTCTATAGTTCATTTCTACTGGACGCGCAGCATTAACTGCTGCAGCAGTTACCGTCTCCGCCGCATTTGTCTCATTGATGGCATCAACAGCGGTATTTGTTACGGTTACATTGGCTGTTGCCCTTGTACCATTCCCAAAACTGACGGTTAACCCCATGTCCCGGAAGCAAATCGGTTCTCTGCTCTCAAGCTGGAACAGTCTGTTCTCATCGCCGACAACGATAATGTCATTTACCTCCATACCGTTGTAATACTCCATTCCGAGCATAGCCGGTTTGAGAATATCGCTGTACCCCTGCTCATTGACAATGCCAATTCTGTACCCACGATAAATACCGTGGTCAGTATTGCGAACATCAAACGTGACACCTGCGTGTTCAGAGAGGAATCTATAAACGTCTCTCGTTACAATCAACGCAATTTCGCATCCTCCACCCGTATAGGCTCGTACTCGCGCTGCTTTCTGAAGAGCCTCCTCCAAAGCATTGTTGAACTCTGCTCTCGTCACTCGTCATCGACCTCCTCAATTGGAGACACATTACACTCGCTTACGAGCTTGTCGAAGCAGTCACAGCAAAGCTGCAAATCAACATTGTCTCCGTCATGGATACTGCCGTATCCGATATGTTGTCTATGTATAGAGAAATCTTCCTGCAGGTCAAAGAGGTCAAGCTCCTTGCCGCAATAATTGCAGACACGTTTGTCTGACAAGTTTCGCACCTCCTATGCACTTATAAAATCTGTGTTTTATATCACCCTTACTGTTGAAGCAGCAGGTTTGATTTTGAAACCACTGAGGAAGTCGTCCAGTTCCTCACCGCCATATGTTCCATCGGTAAACCGCAATGGCTGTTCATAGCGTTCAATCTCAGACAGGATGACCGTGTTCAAGTCACTTAGGTATAGGATGCGGTTAAATGTGCGCCCCTTGAAATTTTGCGTGTCATATGCGGTAATGAAATACATAGCGGATGATTTCTTCGTATTTAGAATGGAGTATGTATTAGAGAAGGACGCTACATCAAATCCTCTTTGCATTACCCATCCCGGAAGATTCCCCAACTCTATTTCCCTCCAAAGAATCTCGACCAGCTCTTTGGTATTACGCATATTATCAAGTACGACACACACTGAAACATTCTCTTGTTGAGAGCAGAACAATAGTGCTTCTGCCAATGTGTCTCCGGTTAACACTTCCATGTTTTCACCTCCAATTACAGAACCTTGTCATACGCTGTCAGCTTGAAATACTCACCATCGCGCTGGTAGCCTTTACAGTAAATAATGTCACCGACTTTAACCGGTTCTTTCTTAAACTCACGATTGAATAACGTGAACCTACTTTCCTTGCCGCTACCGATTGATTTTGTGAAGACGCTGTAAGCAAATTGCTCACCATCTCTTCTCCGAACCAGTGGCTTCATATCTGTTATGTATAGCTTGCGTCTGTCCGCTTCATTGCCAGACACATATCCGATATAGCCCATCACATCATAGAAGTTACGGACTTTGATAATATCGCTTAGGTCGTCCATGCCAACTGCTTTTACCGCATCTTCTGCGCCACGCAAAATTGACATCACATCAAGAAGTGTGTAGCTCTTAGCTTCGCCACCAGACTTTGTAACACCGACCGCGTATCGCTTCACAATTTCTTCGAGTGGTGTTCCATCAACCTCAGTCTTTTTGATTTGCTTCGCTTGACCTCTCTTGAAGATATTAAAGAACAGGTCAACCATCCGAAGCAGCTCACGCTGATTGCCGAAGTCAGAGAAGAAATCAAGCTTAATCAGAATATCAAGCTGCCTTGAGTTAATACTCGTTTTTTCATCGAGGTCTTTCAACAAATCCATAAAACAGGAATACTTGTTTTTTGCTGCAAGGTTGTACAGTTCATCGGCAAGACCAGCGCTCATATACTTGATTGACGTGAGACCTTTGGCGATGATTTTCCGCTCTCTATCGAAGAAGTATTCACCTCTGGACAGCCCCCATTTAGGCAACGTAACTCGAATACCGACCTTATGGGCATAGCTTGTAATGTCAGCAGTCTTGTCCATATTGTCTCCGAAGATATTCAATGCTGCTGTTAAGAACTCCAATGGGTAATAGTAGCGCAAATATCCGCAGATATAACCGATGGACGAATAAGCGTCTGAGTGGTTCCACGAGAAGCCATACGCTGACGCATCCAGAATGATTTGCAGGAACGGCTTGATAACCTCTTCGCAACGCTCTGCACTCATCTTGTACGCCTTTGAGCAATAAGCCACAAAGCGTTCTTCAATCTCCGGCAAGAGCTTTTCTGTTCCTTTTTTCTTGGCAATCGCTCGGCGGACGTTGTCTGATTCCGCGCTTGAGTAGCCGCAGAACTTAACCAAGAACTGCATAATGGTTTCCTGCATTGCGATTCGTCCTGCCTCTGGAGCAAGGAACTCATTCAGTGCGTCAAAACCGTTATCGTAAAACTCGCCTTTGGCTACACTATCACGGAAGCTGGCACACGCAGGTCGGAGCAAGCCGTTTCCAAATGACATCCATTTTAGCATTGAGAAATTTGGAATCTTTGACCGAGCAATATCGAGCGTGGCATCAGACATGAACTGCTTTAGATAATGCTGTGCGCTGTCAGACTCCCATTGGAAGATAAGCGTCGTATCGTCTCGGATACTTCTCCACACATTCATATCCTCCATATCAGTGTTGTCTGGCGTCAAGCGCTCAATCCCAAGCATTTTACAGGTATCGTTGATGACACCGATATTATCCAAGCCAAGGATGTCAAGCTTGACATACATCAAGTCGTCCAGCTCTTTCATGTTAATCATGGATACCGGATACTCGGATGTGGAGATACTGCACAGACCAACCGTTTGGTCAATAGGTAGGTCACTGATAAGGACTCCACTCGGGTGTGTACCGATGGAGACGATTGTTCCATTAACGATATCTACATACTTGAAGACATCTGGATACTTCTTTCGGATAGCATCTTCATGGAGCTCCGCTTCTTTGCAGATGTGGTTTGCCACTTGAAGATAGTTCATGTCTGCGCGGTCTTTATAGAGAGCGCGGCAAACATCGCGGATTGCGCCTTTGAGTGCAATGGTATTAAAGGTAATAATTTCTGCTGAACGAATACTCGGCAGATTCATCTTATCTTTAAGCAGGAACCGCTTAATTGTTTCTCTGTCCTTGCCAGAATAGTCCGTGTCAATATCAGCATTTGTAACACGGGACGGATTCATAAAGCGGAAGAAGTTCAAACCATACCTCATACTGTCCATCTGCGTAATCCCCAAGAGATACGCAATCATGCTACCTGAAACTGAGCCACGACCATAGCCGCACTGGATATCGTTTTGCTTTTCCCACTCACGCAAGTAAGTTTGGAGCAGCATAAAGTCAATTGACTTCGTTGCCTTATAAACATCGAACTCTTCATCGATAGTTTTCTGCAACTCTTCCTTTGTGTGATGCTTGAGTGCATATGGGTGGTTCTCAACTGCTGTCTGAATCTTGTCACGGAACGTCTTCTCGGGTTCAGAGTAGATATGTGGGTACTTTGTACCTCTATCTAATTCAAACGGCTCTACCATATCTGCCATCACATTGGTGTTTTCAATGGCTTGCATATATTCTGCTTCTGGAAGCGACCCTTGCTCTCTATATGCAGCAACTAACTCGTCATAAGTCTTAAACTTTAAGTCCCAACGTTCTTCACCATCAAACGTAATGTTTTTAGATGCCTGTAAGATGCTTCTTCCTTTTTCATGCTCTGCATTGAGGACGTGCGTATCAGTTCCTGCAATCAAAGGGACACCGGTACTCTTGCTAAGCAATAACAGTTTTTCGTTGTAGGTGACCTGCTTCTCATCCATGTGGTGACCGACTTCTAAGAAACAGCGGTGCTTATTTCGTTCAAGAAAATCCAGATAATACTGCTGAACCTGTTCGTCACCTTTTCCGAGAACGCCACCGACGCAAGCCGTAGTGATGATAATGTTGTCAGATGTCGCAAACAATTCGTTGAACGTGATTCGTGGGACGTAGTAAAAGTGGTTGTCGGTTCTGCAGAAACTCTTAGACACAAGGCTGTTGAGTTCTAAGAACCCGTCGTAGTTCTTCGCAAGCAAGACACAGTGGTAGTTGTCTCTGATTTTTTCGTCGATGTTAAGCGTAAGATATGCCTCGATGCCGTGGATATACTTCATTCCAGCAGCTTCGATAGCACTTTTCTTGTGCCACCACTCAAAAACAGAGCCATGCTCCGTAAACGCCATTGCTTTCATGCCGCACTCTTTGGCACGCTCTATGTATTCGCCGTACTTTGTAACGGAGTCAATGTTGGTAACACCGTTTGAAAGGTCACTATGCAAGTGGTATAGGGTGTATTGATTGCTCATCGCCATGACAGCCTCCCGTCGTAGAGTTTTTTCCAAGTGTCTTGACCTCTATCGACAGGGCTGTCCTTATCGCCAAGCAAATCTTCCTTGTCCCAAATGTATTCAACGTTGACAAACTGCTTTAACCGCTTGATATTGTGGTCGTCCCTGATGCAAACATCCTTGTCAAGGGCGAAAACCACCCTGCACCCAAGGGAGACCAGCAGTTTCATCTGATTCGGATTAAGATGCGATGTCAAAATCGCACCAGTGTTTTGTACCCCATATGTATCTGCGAGTAAAACTGACTTACATCCTTCGAAAAGAATGATTTCTCCCTTTTCCCTGATGCCCTCCATGTTTTCTGCAAGACCATAAATAGTTTTCAGCTCACCCCACGCCATAAAGTAGGTGTATTTACGCAAACCTTTTTCTTTCCATGCCGGGTCAAGCGTTCTACCACCTACATTTACGATTTTTCCATCTGGATTCCGTATTGGATAGACCAATCTATCCGAAAAGCTGTCGTAGTACACGCCAAACTTGTCGAGTGAACCTTTGGATATACCCTCGCGCTCCCAAACAGCTAATTTGTCCGGTCTTTTTTCATACCGTTCCATATAATCGTCTGGAAGCACAGTTGATTTTGACTGCTTCTGCACTTTTTTCGGCGGCATAAACCTCTTGGCGACCTCAACTGTCGCCAATTTCTTTCTGGCGACCACATTACCATCGACTCCGCTGTAATTTTTCAGTTTTTCGATAGCTTCAGCATAACCACACTTGTCGTAATACCGAATGAATGTCAGTACGTTACCGCCGATACCCGATGAAAAGTCGTAGAATGAGTTTGTTTCCTTACGAACGGAGAAGGAGGGGGTTTTCTCATCTTTGAATGGCGACAATGCCCAATATTCTCCGTTCTTTTCTGTGAACTCTGTATATTGCGAGATATATTCAAGGATATCGACTGATTCAATCAGCTCAGATAGCTCCACCCCCACTCCTCCTTCCGTATTTTATTTAATTATGTTGATAGGTTAAAAAGGTGTCTGTGGAATATGCTGTTTTGCCTGTTCATAGAGTATGTGATTTCCATCGAACAGCAAATCTATGTATTCGTCCTGCGTCATCTGCATACCATTACGGTTTACAGTTACACGGAGTTTTTTGTTGCCGCACTCGGCACCATCAGCTTCGATTTCCTCTGGGGTTTTATCGGAAATCATTGCAATGGTTGATGCGTTACGAGCAATCTTTGCACTATCGGCAAGCTTACCGGTAATGGTTGCTTGAGCGGCGCCAATACCAGCAATATTCATCTCACCGCAAATCTGATTCTTCACCATATCTACAAATCTGCCAAGCTCTTGATAGCTGTCAAACGCATCGCCCTCGCCTTTACCCTTGAAGTAATCAACAATAAGAACATCAAGCCCTTGCGTATGTTTCACCTTATTCACAGCCGTAAAAATACTCTGTTGGTCAAACATTGGGATATAGATATGGGTGAACTTGCGCGTTTTTAACCATTCCTTTGCATCCAGAATACGCTTTTCCTCTTCGTCGCTATAATTGCCAGATGTCAATCGCTTGTACTCAATACCAGATAGGTGTGCCAAGATTCTTGATGTAAACAGTCGCGTATTTAGCTCACTGTCCAGATAGAGGACTGCGTAATCCTGCTTCAGCAAGTCAACTGCACAATTCAAAAGCATCATACTCTTGCCCTGCTTTTGCTCTGCGCCAAAGATGAACAGTTCTCCACGCTCAATGGTCGCATAATCGTTCAATGCAGGAAACTTAAAGGGAATACCTGCGTATCCAGCGCCTTGCCTACCTTTGATTTCTTCCCAGCATTTATCTACGACATCTTTGTATGGTGGGACTTCGTTTGTTGCTGAGAACTCCATCATCACATCATCCAGCATCTTGTAGATTTTCTGTTCGATGTTTTCTTCGGACGGCTGAGTGCAAAGCTTCTGGCACTCTTTGAGTTGCTGAAAAGTATCCCGCCTAAAAGCCGCATCCATAACATTGTTGACAAGCAACTTGTACTCTTCAACAGTATTTCGAGCAATGCTGTCACTGTTGTCCATCAATGTATAGAGCTGGTCGATACTGAGCTCATCTGCAAAACGCCTTGTCGCTTCTTTCGCAGACAGCGCTTGGATAATGTTATACGGGTCAATCGTCGTAATCCCGTCTCGTGCAAGAGAACAAATTGCCTGATAGATATAGCGGTTCTCCTCGTTAGTGAAATGGTTTGGCAACAGTTGCTCTGAGTAATATGAGAACTCCGGGTGATGAATCAGCGTAGCGATAATGCCAGCTTCGCTCTCAACCCTTGCCATGTCTTCACTTGCCCTAATAATTCATCACCTCTTTCTCATCAACTCGTAATACTCACACATATCCTGCATTTCACACAGGTGTGTGCATTTGAAAAACTCTACTGATGGTTTGAAATCTGATTCCTCACGAATCTTTCCGATGCTCTTCGCAAGCCATTCTTTAGATTCGGCGTATGCCTGTTCCTTAAATGGCTCTATAATAAACAGCTTATCTCTAAAGCAGTTGAAGCAAAGACTCTTTGGCGTCTTACCATATTCTTCTTCAACTGCCGCAGAGTAGATATAAAGCTGTCTTAAATAAGCATCCAACTCTTCGTCAGCCTTAGTTGGTTTTGCTCTGCTGCTTCGTGGTTTCAAAATCCTCGACTTGTTGTCTACGACATATAGGTCACCATCTTTTTCCCCAAGGAAGTCTATGTAACCAACAAACGGGATACCGTTTACTACGAAGTCAACTTTCTTTTCGACACCAACCATGCCATACGGGAATGGCTGAAGTGCTTTAAGATATTGCAAGCCGCCAGTAAAGTAACTACTGAACACCTTCCTGTTTGGAGCACGTCCCACAACTTCAGTTTTGAAGTCTTGCAAGTACATATCGACAATCTGCCTTGGCGTTTTTTCACCTTTGTGATACAACTCAATAAGCTTGTGCATAAAAGTACCATAGCTTGAAAAGAACATATCCTTACCATGAAACTTCTTTATGTACTTCAAGTACCACCTATACGGGCAATCCTCAAAAGCCTTTATTCGTGAGTAGCTCCACACCATGTCATCAATGAGTGGTGCGTAGTTTACTTCTCCCATAGGCGATTACCTTAGAATGGCAACCGGCTGTCATCAATTTCGCCATCATCAACCGTAGGCTGAGGGTCTGTGGTTTGAGAGCTACTCTCGTCGCCCTCAACTTCAAAGGAGAACATCTTGAAGTTGGTGTACGTCACCTTTTTCTCCTTGTCGTACTTCGTCGTGACATCAACGTCTCCAAGCTTAATGCGCTCGCCCTCTTTCAGACAAGCAGCTTTCTTTGCCGCCGCAGTCCCAATGGCAAGAACAAAACCAGAAAAGTCTTGCTCGTACTCATTGGTCTGCTTGTTCTTTCTGCTGACCGACAACCGAACCTTTGTGCTCGTGTCGCTCATGGGAGTTACTTCCCAAATTTTTGCATAGGCACCTGTACGAAAACCCATAGTGTATCACTCCTCAATCTTAAACGTTTCCTTGAAATCCGACAGAAGTTTTCCTGCCAACACGGACTCTGTAATTGCAAAGTAGTTGCCGCCCTTTGCGTACTTGGATACAAACTTTTTAACATCGTCTGTTTTATCCTTATGCACACTGAGATACTCTTTCAGTGTCTCATCAAAACTCTGAATGATTTGCTCGGCAATCATTTTGTCCTCTGCTGTTTCCGCCGCTCTCTGCTTGCTACGGAATGCATCAGGGTCTGCATCAGGTGTAGCAATATTGAAGAACTTGAGCAGGAAATAACGATTCGAATATGTCAAACCAGAGCCAAATGCCTGAGAAGCATCTCCCTGTTGCCCAACAAGCGCCCACTCAACATCGATACGCTCTTCCGGGTTGTCGTTATCAACCCAAGACCACATCATATCTGCGCTAACCAAGACCTCGTTGTTGTTTTCTTCATAGATATCACCCTTGCCGGTAGTCTTGGTCTTTTTGTATGTATATGGGGACACAATTGTGCTGCCCTGCTTGATATTCGGAATCAGAGACAGACCATACTTATCCATAAATACCGAGATTTTTGCGAGAATCTCATCCTCGGAAACATACTTGTAACCGTAGCCACTCTTGTTCTTCTGGATGACCTCCACTTGCTTTCTGATTCTGGCAAGTTTCTGATAAATGTTCATCTGTTCTGCCATTTCACCCCTCCATTAAATATGTCGCTCCCATGTCGGCAAGATGCAACAGGAGCGCCAGTTTGCTACGCTCAAAAATCTTACCAATGAAAGCGTTACCACCTTTTACTGCGGTGTCCCAACCGCCCATGTGGGCACGAATTGCCAAGATTTCTTCTGGCTCAAGGCGAATGAAATTCTGAAGGATGATAATAGACTTATCTGCGTGTTCTCCACAGGGAAATTTTTCATCAACCTCATAAACCTCTTTTTTATACCACTGCCCAGTCTCTTCATCTTTGACATTCCGAAAGCCCTTTTTGTAGTAGTTGACTTTACAAAGGTCGTGCATCAAAGAAACAATTGCGATTGTTTCCTCGCTATAGGTGCCTTGTAGTCCGGCTGCCTCGATTCCGATTTTCAAACAATCATAAACATTAAGAGAGTGTTGCAAAAGCCCACCCTCATAGCATCCATGATACCTTGTCGAAGCCGGTGCCACGAAGAAATCAGAATGTTCGAGCCAGTCCAGTAAAGAATCCGAACCCTCTCGCGTAACTGTTTCCTTGTAGACCGCGAGGAATCTTTCCTTTAATTCGCTCAATGAATCTCCTCCTTAATCAACGCACAACAGCTTGGCGAAGTTCTGCATGATTTTTTCATTCTTGTCGTGAGTGGTGCTGAGGCTGCTGCGAGTATCATTCAACCGCTGCATATATGTATCGATTTCATCCATCGTGGTCTGGATGTCACTGTTGACCGCTTGCAGATTATCAATGGTGTTCTGAACCATCTGAACCGCATATGCGGACTCTTCTGTCAATTCAGCCAGACGCTTTTCCTTTTCCTGCAGCAAGTCCAATGCCTCTTGCTTTGTCTTCTTGAAAGCCATACACTTTCTCCTTTCTTTCCAGATTTATACCTAAGCCGTTCGGCAATGTATGTTATTTAATTATGTTGATATATGTAAAAGAGAAACCCACTTCTGTGGGAATCTCTTCATTCGCTTCGTTAGATTGAAAACGCCAGCTTCCAACGCTGATAATCTTCCATATAATTTTTTTCTATGCGGTTCTGCTTGTGCTCCAACTTGATTCTTCCGTTGAGCACATAAGTTCTGTCAGCGACAAAGTCTGTTGCTGCTTCTGAGAAATCGACCGGAATACCGGCTCGTTCTCTATCGTACATTCTGTAGAATAACCCTGACATCCATACTCTGTAGAAACTAAGTTGTTGCTGGGTGAGTCCATCTTCAATGGCTTTTGCTGATTTCTTAGATAAAATTGAACGAAGTGTCGCGGTCTTTTTTACTGCGCGAATACCACGCATCAAAGTATCGCCAGAAACTCTATCTCGTGTAATCGTTCGAGAGTAATTGGGATTCTTGTAGCAGAAGCTATTGAGTTCTGCTGCTTTATGGAACGCTGGCAGTGCTTCACGATAAAGCGGGACGTGCGTATCTTGATAGACAATTTCCATGTTGGCGAAGTCAATATCAGACGCTCTTACGAGAAGTGTATCATCTTCTTTGATGCCACCAAAAGCCATCCAATAATAACAACGGTAGGTGACATCGATTGTCTCTTCGCTCTCTTTGTCAAAGACCTCATCAAGAATACGTTGAAGATGGAGTGGACTTGAGACCATCTGCCGCCTAACTTTTGCTAACCCCGCTGCCTCAATATTAAGCATCCCATCGCAAGCGTCTGGAACCTTCATGGCAATACACCATTTTACATACTCTTTTAATATCGTGAGAGACATCCACTGGCTTCTGGAGCGCAGTGCAAGTATCTCATCGATAGCTGGCTGCAGTTCTTCTCTGTCTCTTGTACAGAGGTCTGCATTCCACGAAGTTTCATACGGTTCAAACGCTTCGAAAACAGTTGTGGCAACGTTAGCCGTGTTGATACTCTTGGTATAGTCCTTAACGAATCTTGACTTTAACTCCGCATTGTACATAGCGAGCCTCCTACTTAGTATGTAGCATTATGCTGGTACAACAGCGTTTAGGGCTGCGGCTTTCTTCCACACAGCAAGCAGCGCTTCGATGTCCAGATAGGCGATTGCACCCGTCGCCAGCAAGTTTGCTTCGGCAACTTGCTTCATGTGCTCCTCTGACAACGTAGTGATGTACTGCCCGAGGCGTTCTTTAGACATACGCTCTGGGTTTTCGCAAAGAACCATGCTGTCTCTGCGAAGCCCACTATCTGCTGCTTTGATGATAACGTGTGTAGGTTGGTTCGTCTTTTTGAGCGAACTGGTAAGTGGGAGTGCGATGATGTTGGGGCTGTATGCATTCCCCATGTTGTTCTGGAAGACGACGCCCGGACGCCAACCACTCTGCTCGCTGCCACTGCCACCGAACTTCATCAAATACACTTCACCAATCTGTGGAACCCGTTCTTTATGATTCTGAAAACCCAATGCGCTAAACCCCTTAAATACAATTATGTTGATGGTTGGAGTATAGCACGCCCAATATGGCATAGTCAAGTCAATTATATAGACAACATCGAAAAATATTTAACCGGCTAACAGGGTATAGGTGATTTCTTGTTCTTTGTCGTTTCTACCTCCACAAAAAACTGTGAAAACAGTTCCAATCACGGTCATTTCAGTGTCTATCTCGACACAACGTACTCGGTCAAAACATAAGGTATTTGCTCCAGATTTCAAGCAAATCATATTGGGGTTCTCGCATATCAACATAACCGGGAATGACAACTTGAATTTGCATGGGTCTGAGACGCAATACCAACTCTGGTTCTCTGTGTAAAAGGAAATCTGCTGAGGCTTATGGTTTTCACAATACTCTTTAAGTTCCTTGACTGAGACTATCTTCTTCATCCTGTAGTAAAAACCTCCATTGATTTACGAGAAATCCCGTGTTATACTACAAGTGAGTCATTGCTGAGTGGTGTCAACGATGACTTCGACCTGTCGTTAACGGGTCGTTGCACGCTGTTATTACGTTGGTGTTCATGGCAGTGTGCGTTTCGTGGTAGCTCGTCTATATTGGCGAGCTACCTTTTTTAATTATTGACAGAAGCAGTTGTTTGTGTTAATCTGTCAATAGAAACAGTTGTTGCGGTTTTATGCTACCACAAACACAGTGGTCTGTCAACATCAAAACTTGGGCTATTTTTTTGGAGGACTTTAACATGGACTTCGGGCAGAGGCTAAAGAGCCTTCGTGCAGAACGGAACCTCACACAGCAAAATCTTGGAGATGCAGTAGGTGTTTCCACAGTTACAATTCGCGCTTGGGAACGCAACGCTAAGAAACCCGCAATGGATGCGTTGCTTTCTCTCGGGCGGGCTCTCAATATATCGATAGACACGCTACTGGACTTCCATTTGGAGAGCACACCAAACTACGCTTTGGTTCTCACTTCTGCCGAAAAAAAACTTTTGTCCAGCTATCAAGCTCTTGACAACTATGGCAAAAAAGCAGTTGACGCAATCTGTGTACTTGAGAAGGAAAGGGTCGATGCCGCTAAAACAGTTCGTGTCATTCCAAAGGTCATAGATTTTCAGCAGGTCAACAGCGAGCGATTCATTCCACGCTATACTACTCCATCTGCTGCCGGTAGCTCTGTACCTCTCGACGGGGTTGACTTCGAGATGATTCTTGTTGATAGCTCCGTACCAGAGGAAGCAGACTACGCTGTTTATATCCAAGGTAACAGTATGTACCCATATATACATGATGGTGATATGGTATATGTAAAAAAAGACGCAGAGCTTTCAGTTGGAGATGTTGGCATCTTCTGTGTCGATGGAGCAATGTATTGTAAGCAATACTATCTTGACGATAATAACAATCTGGTTTTGGTTTCTGCAAACCCAGAGCTTCGCCATACAAACATCTTCGTCTCAGCCGACAGCGGACGTTCTGTAAAAGCCTGCGGTAAGGTGCTGCTGAAAGAAAAAATTGACCTTCCAGATTATTTGTTTGAGGATTGAAAAAGTAGGGCGTGAGCCCTACTTTTTATAATTCCCAATGGATATTACCTGCTCCATATTTACCGATTGATGGAACAATAAACTCATTTGGCACCCCATGTTCCTTTATGGCTTTCGCACACCAGATAAGAACATACGCCGTCAATGGAGAATCTGCTGAGATACCACTTGATATTACACTGGGGCTGTAAGATGCGCTTCTGTCTGCGTCATAGTCCAAAATCTTCCCGCGCTTTGCCATCATAATTCTAAGCGCGTTTTCTGAGTTCTTCATACATACTTCTCGCTGGACTTGCTCGTGATACTCTGGCGTCCATCCTGCTTTTGGTTTGCACCACCGTTCTTTTGGAAACAACTCGCAAAGTTGCTTACCGGCGAAGATTCCCTCATATACAGGAGCAACTTCCTCAGAAACTTGTTCTTTATTGTCTGGATTATGGATAAAGCTTTTCAGTCGCTGCTCAAGGCTGCGGTCTGTCACTACACTTTTCCACTCCGAAATTACCTGCTGTTTCTTGTCATACGCCTTTCGAGTAATCCTCACTGCGTTTTTATCTGACCCAAATTTAATGAGCAAGATAACTCCGAGAATCACAGCAATCACAAGTTCCATAAAGCCACCACTACATCAGCCTAACGCAGACTGGATATGTCCTTTCGCATCATCAATCTTTTCGAGCGCATCACTGAGACTATCAACCGCATCTTCTATACGCTCAAACTTCTCTGTTCCTTGCAAGTTTTCAGGATAGTTATCCATACAGTCTTGCTCACTATCGCAGACTGTTTCCACAATGGATGCAGCACTGCTCAGCATTTTCAAGGCGTCTCTTAGCCGCCCTCTTCTTTTCTCATTCACTCATACGCTCCCATACATTCGAAATGTTCAACTCAATTTTGATGAACTCTCGACCCTGCTTTGAAAAGCTAAAAGAGTTCAGTTTCGTAATTAGCTTGAAGAACCCGTTGGTTCTTCCTCCGTGAAGCTCAAGCTCATCACACACAATGACAATACGGAGTGTCTTTGTTTTTTCTTCAATATCTGCATGGACACTTTCGCATTCAATTTCAGATACCAACTCATCCACGCCATCACAAATCTCATCGATTTTAGAAAGCATTTCTTCTGAAATCTTATAGTCGCGTCCAAAGACCTTAGAACCATCGCTAATCAACTCCATGACGGAGTCTTTGCAAGTTGTGTACTCCATTCCAGCCTCCTCTTATTCAATCGGTTTAGTGAGACCGTGGAATGTAAATGTCAAACGGACTCGGTTCTTAACCAATGGATAGACCTCCATGTTGTTTGCAAACTCTGCTACTCTCGCAAACCACTCCGGTTTGTCAAAAGCCAGCGTCTCTCCCTCGACACTGATGCTCCCCATCGTTTTGAACGGTGTATTTAATTTGTAGGAAACTTCAACGTCAGAATCCCTTGTAATGTATTTTAGTGCCGCATGAGCAAACTGCATCTGCTGCAGCTTCATCGGATTCAAAACCGTTGTCTTTTCTTCATCTGCTGCGACATCGTCCTTAACGCTGTCGATGAACTCATCCATTGCGTTTCGCAGCTCCTCGTCTGACATAAACTTCAAGTCAAAGCCGTTATCCATTTGACCACTCCTTCAATTCAATTCTATCACAAAGATACAGATTATCAAGGCAAATCAACCAAGGTTGCACACAATTTCAACCTCTCCAACTGCATTGTCGCCCAAGATATGTAGCAAAGAATTCGCAATCATGTTGACATCAATTCTCCCGTTAAAGCACAATGAAAAGCGCTTCATATCCATACTCTGTTTGGAAGCTGCTTCGTCCAACTTGGTAGCTGGTACATCTTCTACTTCTACTTCGGCATCCTCATCAGATGTTTTCCCATGCAGCAATTCATCCCACGCATCCTTTTGCGCTGTACTCATAGAGTGACCAACTGGGAACTTGATATTCAGCTTGTTCATTTGGATATGCCGACGAATCGTAAGTGGTTGCACTCCGAACATGGCGGCAAAACTCGTTGCGTTAGCGCCATAGTTTTCCATCATGTGTTTGAGATACTCTTCTTGCATTGAAGCCGTCAGTGCCTTGAAATCATCCCATGTAATTGGCTGGTTCAAATTAACGGTCACAACTTTCCCATTCCTTTCTTTCCATTGTTTTTGCGTCATGTGGTCTGTTGACATTGAGCATTTCTTGCTCTTGCTTCCGCACTTGCGGTACTTTGCTTGCTGTGCAATACGTTTACGTTGCCAGCAATCATACTCAAAATCAGACATCATTGCGCACACCTCATTCTCTTCGAAACTTCGAACTTATCCTCAAGTTCTTTCGGTGTCCGTGCTTTTCCAAGCTTCTTAAACTCTCCGTCAACAAGCTCATACAGGAAATAAAACTCACGGCTCTCTTTACTGGTAAGAATAAAGCAGAGCTCATGCTCGGCATTATAATATCCAACCCAGACTCTTTCACCTTTGGGGTATTTGGGTTCAGCCAAGAAGCTCCACCGCCCTCTGCATCAAAGCATTGTGTTCGTTTTCTAAAGCACCCGAAATCACTTCATCTAAAAGGCTGTTAAGGATTTCGCCAACACGTTTCCCTTGTTCAATGCCGAGGTTCATAATATCTCTTCCGTTGATTTGCAAGTCTTTTAATGCGAAACACTGCTCTGCTTCTAAAACCTCAGACATAATGGAACCGAGTGCAATGCATCTTTCGATTCTGGACTCCTGTGTACCCTCTGCATGGGCAAGAATATCAGCCATCCGCACATCCAAAAACTGCGAGAACCGACGTTCACCGAGTTTATGCAGCCATTTGCGGACTGTGCGGGGTGTTGGCTCAATCATAGTGTCGTGATAAAGCACGAGTTCAAGAACTTCCTGCTTTGTCTTATTATCGAACCGCAGTCTATCCAAAACTTGTTCTGCAATATCACGGCTTGGTACCCCATGACCGTGGAAGTGCCCACCGTTTTCATCTTCAGTGTAGCATTGTGGCTTTCCGATGTCGTGGAGTAGTAGGGCTACCTTAACAGACACATCGGTACCCTTGTAGTTCGCAACAGCGTGGGCAATATGCTCGTACACAGTGTATTGATGATACTTGTTGTTCTGTTCAAACCCAATGCAAGGCTCCATTTCTGGAATAATCGTCGCAATAACATCTGAGAAATTCAGCAGCACATTTAAGATGCCGTCGCCGAGCAGCATTTTGCAAAGCTCGCCATTGATTCGCTCTGCAGCAATACGTTTTAGCATCCAAGCATCCTTGTGGATGGCAGCGGCTGTCTGTTCTTCGATAGAAAAGCCATAGGTCGCTGCGAATCTCAGCGCTCGTAAAATGCGAAGCGCATCTTCTTCAAAACGCTCATCAGGATTGCCAACACAGCGAATAATCCCTGCTTGTAAATCATCTCTCCCGTGGAAGGGGTCAATCAATCCAGCACTGTTGTACGCCATAGCGTTGATGGTGAAATCCCTGCGAGACAAGTCCTTATAAATGCTCTCGGTAAACTCCACATAATCAGGGTGCCTCCCGTCTGTATAGTTTCCATCAATTCGAAACGTTGTGACCTCATACTTCCCAACAGTGCCCATGTCAACCGTTACTGTTCCATGCTGCAGCCCAGTATCAATTGTCTTTATGCCACGACGATGCATTAGTTCCTTAACTTCGTCCGGTGTAGCAGAGGTACAGATATCCCAATCTTTTGGTTCTTTCCCAAGCAGACTGTCTCGGACACATCCGCCAACCACATATGCCTCATGGTTTTCATATCGGAGATTCAGCAGAACTGCTCGCGCACCTTTAGGGATAGAAATCCTATGCATCAATCGCCCTCCTGTTTACACTCATAACGAACTCCTCAACTTTCTTCATATCCGGGTTATCTGGGAGGCTCGTGTTTTGCTTTGCATAATTGAGTCGTTTTTCAAAGTCAGAAACCATTTCAAAAAACTCTGGTCTATATGTTCCATCTTCCAGTTGATAGTCACCCTTACGGATACTCATCAGCAGAGGCAGGTCATCACCACGATATGTGACAATATCCTCTTTCTCCAGAATATCCAAGCAGAGAAGGTACAAACGAATAAGATGCATCGCGTGTTTGTTCAAATGCTCATCGTCCTTCTTGTGGTTTCTGTGGTTGAGCTTCTCATACGTCCCGATAACATTCGTCAGGTCGTTGATTACACTATTGAACTCTCTGACCGGATACTTTTTAAGCTGGATATCTGCAAAAATCTCACGGTCTAAATCCTCTCGCGGACTCTCATCTGTATAGAGAACAATGCTGCCGTTTTCAAAAATCGTGTATCGACTCTCAAATGATTTAACGGCGCCTTTCATAGAGTTGAGGATATGTTCCTCTCTTCTTGCCTGTGACAGCCTATCTCGCGCAAGAGCATTCTCCAAGCGCCGGAGCTGCTGATTCGCATAACCTCCAAAAGAATGGACTGCTCGTTTGGACAGAAACATTTTTCTGTTGGCAATCATTTCTCTACCAATGTCTGAGATATAGAAATAGTGCTCTGGCTTACACCCAAGCATTTCAATCGTATTTGGATTACAATTTAGGAGCAGGCTCACCAGCTTATTAAAAGCATAGATTGTCGTATCCGTTTGTGTATTAACGACCTGCTCAAAGCTCGTCAGACCAAGCAAATCTGATTCACTGTTCAACGCACACCCTCTTACATCAACATCGGATGTTTCGACGTTCGTTCCATAGGAATAGCTGCCACCAAGCGTAAGAAAGATAATCTTGCGCCCGAGGTGCTCGTTTGTTCTAAGGAAATCATAAGCAGAACCGTTGACCATCTCTTTGATTTGCTCAATCGTCATAACCTTACTCCTTTTCTTCTCTCGCCCTGAGTGCTGAAATGCACCCAGCTAAAATCTGTGCAGCTCTTACGGCTTCATCAGCCGTGTTTTTCTTTGAGAACGAAATTCTGATGGAAGACCGCGCTTCATCTTTGGATAATCCCATTGCAGATAAAACGTGACTTGGTTCTGCTTCGTGACTCCTACACGCAGACCCGGCAGAAACACAAACTCCCTTGCCGTCCAACATAAGCAAGAGCGTTTCGCCATCAACGCCGTCCATTCTCAAGTTAATTGTCTTTCCGGGTGTAAGAATCGACATACCATTTACATGGACGCAGCTTTCATCACCCGTATCTTTAAGCGCTTCGTTCAGCGCCATGAAAAATCGCTGTTTCAATGTTGAAACCCACACCGTATCTTCGTGCAAACTCTTCGATGAAATCTCACAAGCCTTTCCGAATCCTACGATACCAGCAACATTTTCTGTTCCACCCCTCAGCCCGAACTCTTGCTCTGAACCACCATATACAATGGGTGTAAGTTTGGACTTATCCTTTGTGTACAAAGCTCCAATGCCTTTACACCCATGAATCTTATGTGATGACACCGAAAGGAAATCGCAACCGATTTTCACTACATCAATAGGATAGCATCCTGCAGCTTGCACGCAATCTGTGTGGAACAGAATCCCGCGCTTCATGCAAATCGTTCCAATATCTTCGATTGGGTTGATTGCGCCTGTTTCATTGTTCGCAAACATCACAGATACGAGCCCCGTATCTGCCCGTAATGCGTCCTCAATGACAGCAGGAGAGACCCTGCACTCACTGGATACCGGAATATACTCTACATGAAACCCGTCTTTTATAAGCGATTCTGCGGCTCGTAGGACGGAATCATGCTCAACAGCCGATACCAAAATGTGCGTCTTACCGATACTCTTCAGATAGTCCTTCAAACCCCGAAAGACTAAATTGTTTGCTTCGCTACCACCAGATGTAAAAATGATTTGCTCTGGTTCTGCGTTGATTAAAGCTGCCACTTGCGTTCTGGCTTTCTGCACAGCCTCATTCGCAGCTCGTCCAAACTTATAGAGGGTTCCTGCATTACCATACTCCGTTGTCAGGTATGGCATCATTGCTTCAAGAACCCGTTCATCCATTTGTGTGGTGGCAGCATTGTCAAGGTAAATCACAAGTGACCACTCCTTTTGTTTTATATGATGCACTAATACCACTCATCAAGCGCCTTTCAAAGCCTTGTGGCACAAGTGATTCAAGCCATCATTTATTTCTAACAGCCTCGTTATGCGAATTTGCCGCAATGATTTCATCAAGCGTCCGAGGCGTGTAGTCCATCCACGGCATCATTGCTCCGACATTAAACATCTGGCAAGGTGTCGTGTACAGTTCTTCCATCAGATACTTGTCATGCTCCATCATGTTCCACTCAAAAGAATTGTGGACGTGTCCATACAAGTGGAAGGAACCGTAAAAGTGATTCTTAAAGCACGGAATTGGGTAATGGCAAAGAATCACTGTTCGACCGCTGTCCTTCACTTCGAGATACTCTGTGACCTTAACAAACTCCCGCAAGAACTTGTTGTCATTGCACCGGTCATGGTTCCCTTTAATCAGGAACTTCTGTCCTTTTAAGGAACGCAAAATAGGGATAGCATCTTGTGCCTTACACCAGAACATATCCCCAAGAACATACACAATATCGCCCGGAGAAACCACTGCATTCCACCGGTCAACCAGTGCTTCAGCCATCTCCAGAAGCGATTTGAACGGACGGTTATCAAAGGCAATCACGTTTGCATGACCATAATGCCAATCTGAAATGTAGAACTGTTTATTGCTTTGTTCTTGCATTTTTTAACTCCTCGATTCTGTCTGCCGCAAGAACGAGCAGCCACTTTGGAACACGACTCTCATCTCCCATTCGTCCCGGTGCGAGCGTTGTTCCGTATTGACGGAGGAGAATGACCACTTCGTCATCCAGAATCTGCTTGGCTACGTCGTGCAGGTTTCCGATTGCCTGTAATCTTTGCGGCTCGCGCGACTTTCTTTTAAGGTACTCCGGCTTGCTTGCTGGACATTCATAGCAAGAATACATCTCATAAATACCACAGCCACCGTCTTTATAGCAACTCATATTTTTCCTCCTTAGAACGGAAGGCGTTCGTCTTGCTCAACACGAATAAGCTCCCGAACCCTTAGCAAAAACTCTTCCTCATCCAAAGCTTGGATGTCTTGGTATCGTAGATACTCAATCAATTCATGGACAGCCGTTGTCAGGGCTATATCGATTTTGTTTTCGATATCTGTCTGCTGGTTCAGGAACTCTTCTGTGTGCTGCCTGTTTCGTTCTATTGTGGTGACTAAATCTCCTCGTGTATTTTCGAGGCGGCATTCTAAACGTCCGAGTTTCTCATAGATATCGCAAATACAAGTAGCAACTTCAGCCGGTGTCATATCCATTTTTCAACGTACCCTCTTTCTTGTGAGAAAATGGGAGGCTCTCGGTCGATAACCCAACGGTTTCTAACGACCTCAACCATTTCGGTGTCGCCTTTATCGTTGAGAAGAGGAGCGGTCTCTTTAACTTTTGTTTTGTAGCAAGCAGAACCACGCTTACAATCAACGGGGAAGTCATTCCAATTGATGCCACGTTCTTTCCACAGCATATCTTGGATAGAGTTGCAGCTCTTGCCGTGGAGTTCTTTTTGACTGAAATTTGCATGACCAACTGACTCAATGCTGTTACGAGTCGCATCTTGTTGACGCCAAATCAGGCAGTTACAAACTTCGTCTTTTGGAATAGAAAAAACTCTGGCATCAAACATGGCTGTACCCATCTTTGCGACCAGAGTTTCAATGTACTTATTTGTGCCATTGTCACTGCTGCACATCGCTTCAGGAAAGTTCTTCCACAGCTCGGCAGCATAGGCATTTGAAAAAGCAAGCGTAGCCATTGAAGCGGAAACGCTGCACATCTTTTGGATGTTGTATCCGAACCATGCATCCGTTGTAATTGTTGCATAGTCCGTAAGTACCAACGTGATTTCATCTGACTGCGTATATCCAAAGACACAGCCCTGAATGTTTTCACACAGGTACTTCATTGTATTTTGCATCGTTGTCATCAGGATGCGGTCAAATGGCTTTTCCATACCTCTTGTGAATGTATGAAACGCCTTGCCGTCCACTCTGATAATGGTTGGAATCCGACGAGTCAAATAGTTGCGAGCAATATTCTCGTAGCCTTTCATTCTGTCGCCGAGTGAATCATATTTCTTACTCAAGTGGGTTCACCTCCAAAGTATGTATGCAGGCTTGCACCTGCAATTATGATGCGAAGTATCCAGACGGCATCTCAACAAATGGATATGCCGGAGTGGGAATCAGGCACAGACCAGTTTCTGTGCAAGCATTTGGTTGATTCATGTCAGTTGCTTGTTTGAGGTCGAAGATGATGACGCCTTCATCTGCGAAGCGAACACCCGGCGCCTTTAACGGAACATTCATCTCGACACCAATACCGGCTTTTACAAGCGCCGTCAGCGCACGATTTCCAACCGGAATCATTCTCTTCTTGGGCTTTCCGTCTTTCGTAGAATCCGATGTAAAGAACTTCATCGCGTTCGGCGTTTCTTTGGCACAAGGCTGCAACGCAATCTGCGTTTTGTCTCTGCTGATAAACAGCCGCACAAACGGCGGATAGCCAATCTCGGAAGCTGTTGCAAGGTTGAAGGAGATGCGGTTCTTCAGGATTCGAACCTCTGCAATACTGAATGTACGAGGAACACCAACCACATCAAAGTTGTCTAAGATACTCATTGTTTCCATCCTTTCGAGGTTTAATTACAAAAAAGCCATCCAATATCCGAGGGACATCAGATGCAGACAAATCTGCCACCTCATCAACTGATGGAACCGGAACAACATTTTCGCCCTTTAGAATCTGTTGCACCTCAAGCCAAAGTTCTCTCGGAATAATCGCTTCGTGATAGCCTTGGATAAAAAACTGGTTAGCACGTCCGTCGTTCCGAATAGAGCGATGCGAAAAGATATCCACGGTAACGGTCTTCTGCATCAAAACGTCACCGGAATATTTCTCATTTGTCAAGATTGTCTTTACCGTAGAGTATGTCCACTGACCACCTCGTGGGGATGGAATACCTTGCTGGTTTAAGATGTAGCAGATTTCAGGAATCGTTTTGTCATCGTAGAACATTTGATAAATCAGCCGCACAACATTCGCTTCAGGTTCGTAAATCTCCAGCAGCCTCTTATCTCTGGTGTACCCATAGAGGTCTGCGAGCTTTGGGAGCCCCTTCTCAAATCTTTTCTGGAACCCCCATTTCACGCTCTCAGACTTTGCTTCTGACTCGCCTTGCGCAATAGCAGCCATAACGACCATCAGAAGCTCGCCGGTCTGTGTCAAGGTATTGATTGCAATATCCTCAAAATAAACAGCAACCGGCTTGTCCAGTGCCTTGAGCATACGCACAGTGGCAACGCAGTCAACAACATTTCGTGCGAACCTTGCAATGTTCTTCACGATAATCATGTCGATTTTGCCTGCTTTACAGTCATCAATCATCCGTAAGAAGTCCGTGCGTTTCTTTACGGAAGTCCCAGAAATCCCTTCATCGGCGTAGATGTCATAAAGCCGCCACCCCGGATGCTTCGACACATATTCTTTGTAATACTGGCACTGCAGCTCGTAGCTTGCGAGCTGGTCTTTGTTGTCCGTACTGACTCTGCAATACGGCGCGACCACCAATGGGTCTTCTTCGCTGTGCTCAGTAGTCTTTTTAATCGAAGCGGGAATACACTGGACTTGTGCGCTATGCTCATAAGCATTGCGTATCTCATTTTGTTTATTTGTTTCCAACTTGTGTCACCCCTTTCGAATATGTATCTGTGGTTTAGGGTGACCTATCGTGATACGGGAAGCGCGTCTACCTATTCCGTCACCGCATCATCGTTATCTCAGGGTATTGAACAGAGGAGGAGCTGTTACCTGCGCAGGAGTATCTCGCTCAATGGCGAAGATTTTCCAGTCAAAGTTCTTACCATACCGTTCAGCCCACGCAATGTCCTCAAGAACCACGGCGTTCTCATTCAGGTCTTCGCCTTCAAGATAAGACTCTTTGACTTCGTCAGGAGAGATATCGTAAACCTCAGCGACACGTCGGCACATCTCATCATGCGCCGCATCGTGCGTATCGAAATACTCAGGCTCGGAAATTTCTCGCTCCATTACTTCAATCAGCATATACTTCATAGCATTTTCTCCTTATAAAACTCAGGTTTTATTCGTAACATACGAACACTTGACCCACGAAATCGCCACCGCCGATGAGATATGAACCAACATATTTCAGTTTGTTCTTCTCATCTTCTCGGATTTCCTCGCCAGTCATCTTTGTCACAACCTTCATCGGGTATGTCTGGTTTTCGGTGTCAACCATGCACCAAAGGCAAGGTCGAATCATGTCTTGAACATCCACATGAAGAACTTGTTCGTTGCATCTTGCAACGCGGTCATCGAAGTACAGCATCGGGATATTGATTACCTGTTCTGCTGTAATCTCCAATGGATACTTGTAGATTACCCTCACGTTTGCCTCCTATAGATTTAGAGATTCCAAAAGCCCTCGTTGCGGCGAGAACTCTTTATACAATTCGACCTCCTTGGTCAGCCGAGCCAAGATTGCTTCTTCCTTGACCGCGTATCTTCCCAAGTAAACTTTCTTATGGTTATAAGTAATGCTGGCAACCCACTTCTTACGTTCTTTGTCGAAGTAGACGCCAGCGACACCGGATGTATTGCACGAATACAGGCTGCGATTCCTGTCGTTCTCAGAACGCTCGCAACATCGCAAATTTTTCTTCCTGTTATCCGCTTTGTTTTTGTTAATGTGGTCAACACATTGACCGGGTTTCGCGTGCATCACAAGTCGGTGGAATCGGACAAAGCGTCGAATACCATTATAGAAGTAACTGCTGACGAGGTAACCGTCCTTGTCGCAATACCAACTGTCGCGTCCCTTTATGAGCGGCAAGTCCTCCAAATCGAATAAGAACTCGCTTGTCTTTATCCGAAGAACGCCGTATGTGTCGTGAAGTTCAACCTGCATTGCTTCGCCCAAGAGTAGCCGGGGGTTCGGCTAATTGTCTGTCGAGTATTCCTTTTATGGAATCCGCGCTAATTCGAAATGATGTGCATCCAATGCTGTTGAATTTATCTACGATGGCTTCGTCAATAAAGTCATCACATTGCCCCTCATCTGGGACTTCAAACCTGCACACTTTTTTGTGTAAGCATTTATCACATAACAATTATCCCACCTCTTCACTGTAACCGCTTTCCGCATCGGTCGTTTTTCTAAATCCCTCAACCGATGTGCATAAGCATTGGTCGTAAACCAGAACTCACGAGCGTTGCTTGCAAAGCGAGTGAGTAAAAGGAAAAACCGCCCGCGTAGCGGGCTTCTGGTTTACGAGCATAGTGCCGAATTCTTACTTTTGCCTTTGGCGAAAAGCTGCTGAAGGAAATATGTATAACAGCAAATCTACAAAGCGGTCGTTGTCTACACCCATTCAGAGACAGTCCAGTATGTTAGACTGCCGTCCTCTTCATACTCATATTTTGAAATAACTTCATCCACAGAATAGTAATCACCATCCGCAGGGATGAGATTCTCACCGTCCCAAGAGCAATAACCAACAAACAATCCCTGTTCAATTCTCTCACTGCTTAGATACGGCAAAAGGCTTTCTGGATAGTTGGTTCTAACCATGATTTCAACTGGATGGCTCGGAAGAATGTCCTTGACTGTCATTTGAACCCTCACTTTGTCGGTTGACTTCTCTTGTTAATTACTCCATCGATATGTCCAACTTTAATGAATCCTTCTGGCTCGTCCAACTCAATTGCATATCCGTTATTGATTTTAATGAACGATGCGCCATCCACAACCCACAGGTCGCCGAAGCATGGATTCAAATAAATGTCACCATCTTGGTATTTCGCGCTCTTGTGTTCGTTGCGCTCAGCCACAACCACACCTCCAATCGGTTGTCTTCCACCACCACATATATTCCCATTGTCAGCTTAGCCCGTCTACAAAATCCCACTCGATATTGTAGCGAACCTCGTTATTCAGAATTCCGTCCAGCAGTTCATCGATGTACTCCTCATCATCTCGGTCTGCCGGGACAGGAATAACCATCTCAAACTCTGGAGCAAAGCAGGATGGCTTTACCCAAATTGTTCTTTTCTCCATGTTAGTAACCTCCTTATCGCATATCGGGCAGTACCCGACAGTTCCATCAGAAGGGATGTTTATATGGTGCCCACATCTTGGGCAATGGACGATGCCGCTCATACACATCGACCCTTCATAAATCGTTTCCCACACAGTGGGCAGTTGCGTATCTCAATGATATCTTGAGTCGTGAAACTGCCATCGTCGTCAAGCACTCTCACCCTCAACATTCCCTGCCTGTTTACAGCCATCTCAATGCCGCTGTATTCAACGGCTTGGTTCATTGGAACAAAATCATTTGTCCCAGATTCACAATATGGACATTTCATCTGACTACCCTCGTCTCTCTTTGCAAGAACTTTTTAATACAGCCTCCACAATCATAGCTGACCTTGCAATTGTTCCCGCAACAATCGCCATCGCTCACAAAAGAGCAAAGCACATTCTCGCAAGTATCACCGCCGCAAAACTCTATCAGCTCATCGATATTCATATTGGCTATTTTCCTCTTAATTTCCTCGAAATTAGTCATCGAATTAACCTTTCATTACGACACCGTGCGCAACAAGGTGTTTCGCAACAGCTCTCGGATTGAACACTCCACCAGCCTCAACCAGAAGACGGGTCATTGTGGTTTCCTCGTCGGTTGGAGTCCGTTCTATTTCGAATCTGCAATAGTCTCTCACGATACACTCGCTGCGATTAACACCCGAACAAGTTAATTCATTTTTGCAAAAATCGCACTTCCTCATGTTGAGACCTCCTCGTCGCATATCGGGCAGTACCCCGTAGTTCCATTGGATTGTATGTTTATATGGTGCCCGCACGTTGGACAGTGAATGATTTCCATAGATTCAATTTTGTCCAGCCCCTCATATTTCTTATAATGAGCAAGGGCTATCAAAATAGTCTGCTTCGTTTCTTCAGACCAACTCCGTATTCGAAATTGTTTTCGTACTTCTTCTTTATCAACCCGCGCGTCATCCATGTGGTTAATCGCACTTTCAAAAAGCGAAACAAACTCTCTGGCTCTTTGGATACGCGGGAGGAAGTCACGGTTGTATTCTTTGACTGTCATAAAATCAGCCTTTCATCCATTCGTGTATGAATTTAATTGCCGCGCCTTCACTTTTTTGTTCTGCATTAAACTCCATATCATCGAAACCAAGCTGTTCAAAAATACATTCTGCCATAATCTGCAACGCTCCACGAAAACCGTAGTCGGCAACCATCTGTTCCAGAGAATCATAGTATGAGGAGCAGTATGTGCAAATTTCGTCCAGAGTATAGTCCTGCAGTTCAACAACAGCGTGACATACAATATAATTCCCAAACCACTCTCTGTACTCGATGTAGCTGTATCTTGTATCCGTCACTTTTGCCATATACTGGGCACAATCTGGGTCTGTGCAGGTGTAGTTAAGTTTCAGCTTCTTCATGTCAGCCGTTTACCTCGTTTACCAGCGATTCCAACATATCTTTTAGTTCTGTGTCGTCTGGCATAATGACATCGTAGTTGAACGGGAAGAGGCGCTTAACGCCAAGAACCTGTTCCTTATTGGAATAGACAACCTCGGTCACCGAAACCATACACATTTCCATGTACTTCTTTGTAAGCTCGTCTTTTGTATCGCCAACTACTTTGAACCAATAGTCTTCATACTCATCATCCATATGGTCAAAGACGAAATCTTCTCTTTTCATAAAATTTTCCCCTCCATACTGTTACCCGATTCCTACCGCGCTAAGCTCCATTGAAACGACGCAATCATCTTTCCCAAACTCGACAGTTTCATTTGTCCCGCCAAATAACAGTAGTCCGTCCACCTCAATAAAACCATGCGGATTCCATCTGATTGACTGCGCAACACCAACGACCTTTTCCACTCCGTGTTCATCGTATTGAATGATGGGTAGGTTTCCGATATTTTCACAGGCTTTCCGAACAGCTTCAACGGAGTAGACGACACCATTACCGTCGCAGAATGTTGAGCCGGAGGCAAATGCACCGTCAACTGGGATTTCCGCATGAATCCGAATGTTTCTACACCTCATACAATCACCATCCTTACCACCGTTTTTTGTCTTGATATCGATTTGGCAGAGGCAAAGAAAGTTGCTCCCCATCGTCACGAAGTTCAACCGAGAATTTGTTGGTATAATCCTCACCGTCCTTGTTTGCATAGACGAGAATCTCAAACTTATCCGGGTTCCAATTGACAACGAGATTATCATCAATGAAGTATGCGTTCCTGATGACTGCCAAATCCTGATGCCAAATTCCGTCCGGAGTCTCAATGCCAACATAGATTTCATTCTGATATTCCGGGTTAACATTCTGTTCTGCAACCAACTTCAACCCTTTAGGTAGCTCAATAGCAATACGATTATCGCCACTCTTCATCAGAACTCCTCCTCTTATTCTCCAACTTATTTATCCGATATGCTATAAACAAGTTCTTTCTGTAGCTCATTCTTTAGTCTGCGCTTAGCCAACCGCTTGTTGGACTTCTTAGCTTTTGCCCACCCATTGTGGTTGTTCGCCCAACAAGCATATCTGTGGCTGAACTCAGACTGCCAGCCGAGTTTTCCTTTATAAGTGTTAGCCTTCTTCATAGCTCACATCACATTTCTGCTCTGACCCGCATAAGGATTTTACCAAGACGGTTTTCTCCAACACCATCACAGACGCCCCAGATGCGGTCGCCCCAAGTATTACCTTCAATGAGTTCGGCATCCTTGGTCGCAGCGAGCTTGTCTGCCAAATCAGGATTCTGTGAGAACTTTGCCTTGCAAATCTCATACATAACGGTATCTTTGACCGCCTCCCAGTCACCACGGAGCTTAACCCTACGCCCAAGCCTCTTTGCCTCTGACGGATTCAGACGGCAAAACTCAGTCATACGTTCTGGGCATTTAGCCGCTTGAAACGCTGCCTCGTTATTCTCAAAACACATTCCGTTGTAGGTAACTGGTGCCGAGTAGAAGTTACTCAGAAAATAATACTCGCCTCTAAACTCGCTGATACTTACTCCCATACTGTCAGTCAACCTCCCACGCATAATCGAAATGTCTCCGGTACGAATTTCCTTTACGAACGTCGCCCTTATAGCGTCTGATTTTTCTATTGGAATATGCCTTCCAAAACGTCTGCCTGTTTGAGTTCTTGGGGTACTGGATGTAACTTCCGACCGGCTGATAAACGCCGTCTTTCCAACCCCAGTCTGTATAGCCGATACCTGACTTATATCCGTAGGTCATAATACGCATCAGCTTTTCTTTCTTCTGTTTGCGCATCTTGCGCCGATATGCTCTCCCGGTTTTTCTCGGTTCACACAGTTTGCCATGCGGCTTGTCCGCCTCAAAAGCATCGCTACAATAACCACTGATAAAAAATTCAGTCTGGACTTTATCGCAACCGCAGTATTCAAGCTGCGGTTCGTAGCCACCCTCTCTTGCAACCCTGACCCTATGCTCAATGCCTTCACAAATCGGGCATTCATCGCAAGTGAACTTTCTTCCATAGAACTCAAGCATGATTGACCTCCTGCTGAAAAGTCTTACTGCTTCGTCAAGATGTACTCCGTATTTGCTGTTTGGATGGTAATTGTGTCTTCGCCGTTTCCCCACGGAGTAAAATCCAAAACAGTAGATGTATGTAGGCAATGATACCGGTCGTCATAATCGGGCAAATACTTGATAAAGCCACGCTCTCCGACCTCCAAGTAAACAACGTATGCCTTTCGACCGAGCACCTCGTCATGCAATGGATTTGCTCTGCCGTTTTTGCTCTTAATCGATGTAATCGTGTAATAAGCCGCTGGGACATATGTCCTGCTTAGCTCATATCCCTTCCACAAATCCATAATCATCCTCCATCAATTGCAGTTTCGTCAGCGCTCCTCGCTTTGCGCTGGCGTGTCTTCCTTTTTGCTTCTTCTCTCCAAACTCTTTTACATATTCACGGTTCGCCTTACACTGATTGCAGTTATTTCTTTGTTTGCAGAACCAGCACCCGTCTTGCCCCCACCAAAACCAGTCTGGCATTGATGGTCTTGGTTTTCTTTTCGCCTTACCCACAATTATGCCTCTCACAAGGGAACGGACAACTATCGCACTGCGAATAGTCACAAGCATTTTCATAGTCGCACAGGCAAAGACACTTCAACCAATATGCAAGACCGCCAATGACTGCTGCTGTTGCCAGTGCAAACAGAATTGCACGAAAAATCATGTCCATCACCTCACCAGCAATCGTAGTCAGTAATGTTTTTTTCTTCGCCGCAGACAGGACACTTAATTGTAATCGCCGTTCCAATGCCTGTTCCGGTCAACTCGTACAAATACTTGCTGCCATTCTTACATGACTTGTAGTGACTGTCTCTGAACGCTCTTTCTGCTTTCTTCTCGTTATCTGACATCTGACATAAGGAATGGGTGCGACAATACTCAGTCATCTCCACTGCCCTTTGAATCTCTTCATCCTTGTTCCATTCGGCGACCTTCTTTTGCAGGCTCTTATTCAGTTCAACGAGGAAATCATATTCGTCCTGCACATCTTTCAACAGCCCCTTAAAATCTCTGTGAACTCTGAGCATTTGTGTCACTCCTTTCGATTCTTTTCTTCAAGCAATCGTTGGCTGGATTGCTCAAAGAAAAGAGCCGAATAACTCGGCTCTATTTATATGTAAGCGGCTTGTAATGAGCCGCTTCGTTCTCTTCGTAACATTCCGAGAAGCCTGTCTGCGTCTACGTCTGTCAAAATCCTGTACCATTCAGAATGGAAGAACCGCTCCAAACTTTTTAACAATCCCTCGTCTTCATTACGAAGTGCCGAACGATAATCATCTGCTGCGACTGCAACAATGGCATTCGCCAAATTGCGCCAAGGGTCGTCGTTGCTTTTTCTCAACCGCCCAAGGCTTACCGATGGTTGTGCCATTGCTCTCTCCGGCATTTCACCTTGCGGAACACCTCTCGGCAAACACCCACAAGATTTTACGGCACCATTTTTGAGGAATCGCCCATCAACGATGCAGGTCTTGCCACATCTACATTCGCACAGCCACCTTGGTTGACCGCTGTTACTGTTTTCAGCTCGCTTGACCACTTTTAATTCCCCGAATGTTCTGTTGGTCAAGTCTGTTGATTTACCACTCATAAAAATCAGTCCTTTTCTGCGAGAAGGAAGTCAGGATTGATGACCTTGAAGCTGATGTTGCTCTGGACATTGCGCATAACTACACCTTCTCGTTTTTGTTCCTTACGAACCACTGATTTTCCCTTGGAATACTCGACCAGCTCAGCGATAGTTTCGGGCAGGGTTTTGTCCTCCTCAACAATCGGAACAGTCTTAATTCCATACGGCTCAAGCAGTTTCTTGATTTCTGCCGTGCCACACTTGTGGTCTGGATAAATCAGGTTGAAGGCAAACAAGTCGTACTCACTAATGTGGTACTTGTTGCCCTGAATCTGGTTGCCGCAAATCTCACCTTGTAAAACGATGGTTTCATAATCACCGATAAGCTGCCGCAGTACGTTTTCGATATTGTACTTCTTAGCAATCGTCCAGTAAGAACTGTTATCCGGTGTTCCGAGATAGATATTACGGCTGCAAACACCAAACTCATACTTACGTTTGGAGACTTTGCGCAGGTAATACGTCGCTGACTGCCCATCAACTTTCTCTGTGACAGAGAACTTCGTCCCCTTGTTACGCTCCATCTCAAAGAGCGTCGTAAGGTTTTGAATGCGGGTTTCATCCGTCTTGACAATCCAATCAGGAAATCCACCCTTGCGTTTGGGTTTCATAAACAACTTACGATACCACTTAAACCGCATCAAGAAACGAGCGATTGCACTTTGTGGTTTCTGAGGTTGCTTTGTTAAGAGCTGTGCTTCTTGCTGCGCTTCTGGGTCATACTTCTTAATGCCCAAAACATCGGTCACATCGGCACCCAAATCGGCGGGAGCGCCATTCGGAAGGATTGACAGTGGGAGAACCAAACCCTGACTGACCTGACCACGCAGCTTAATGGTGCGGACTCTGAACTTTCTGTCTCTCAAGAACTCGAACTCTGGGCGCTCTGGGACGATAGAATCGACCTCAATGTAAACGATATGCTCTCCTGTATGGAACTCGCCTTTCTGAACCACACATTCCCAACCATCGACCTGCGCAACTTCAATGCGGTCAGCTCCTGCAATCGGGCGAAGAGATGCAATCTCACGGATTGTTGCCAAATGTCGCATAGGACACCCTCCTTTGAATTATTAAAACCATCGTTTTTAGCTTCTGCTGATAACTCTTTTGAACTTCAATGAGCTATTTGCGATGTAATCATCAATCAGTTTGCTCTGTGCTTTTGTCTCTGCATAGGCAGTGATGGTGATGGACTTTTTACTCCAGTCCAAGGTATAGCTGTCTGCAGCGACATTCGTGATGTGATGTGTTGCCAGAAAATCTCGAAACTTTTGCATCGCCTCCAAATTATCCGACATAATGACGTTCACATAGGTCTTGTCTTTTGAAAACCTGTTGCTTAATGCGACAGCTAAACAGCAGCCAACACCGCTTGCAATGGAAACAGTTGCAAGGGCGAGGCTGCTGTCACTTGTTACGATATCTTTTGTGATGCTAAGGTAGATAAAATTTGACAAGCCGAGAGCGACTCCGGCAAGGACACAACGATTTCTCTGTACCAAGATTGTCTTGGCTGTACCAAGCGTGTTGTCCAGCACCTTAGCGAAAAATAAAATGACCAGATATACGGCTGTCAAATAATCTCCTCCTTATTTAGAAATCAAAAAACTCTTGGTAAGCCCATACGCCGACAAAGATACCAGCGGGGATGCACCACAAAAGCAGAAAGGCTGGGTTATGCAGTTTGATGCTCCAAACAATTGGCATAATCATCGTAAGAATGATTAGCGCAATCGAGACGATGGAGACAACAATGCAAATTAGAACTTTAACCCAATCTTTTGCATTGTCCCACCATTTTTCCATCACGGTTCGAGACTAATGATGGGCGTTGAGCCAGTCACCGTAGGCAGCTCGCCGTTCCACTGCTCGTACTTGATTTTTTCAATCAACTCATTGGTAAGTGAAGCCGCAATCTTGCGGTTTGCGTCAGCTTCTGCCTCCGCAGCAATACGCAATGTCTCTGCTTTTGCTTCTGCTTCAATAACCGCTTTCTCTGCGTTAATCTGTGCGACCTCTCTGTCTTTCTCAGCCTGAACCTTGGCGGTTTGCTTTTCAATATTCGCCAACTCAAGCTCCTGCTGAGCAGTGACTTTCTTCTGGATAGCCGCAGCCGTTTCATCGTCAACTGAGATATCCGTAAAGTTTACAGTGTCAATAATGATGCCATACTGGTCGAACTTCTCACGCAAATAGGTATCCAACTCGGCATTGATTTCAGTACGCTTGTCGCCAAAGATGTCGGTGACAGGGTAGTTTGCGGAAACTTCCTGCGTCCACGCCACAACCTTGGGCTTAATAAACGAATCCTTGATTGCCTCGCCAGATTTTCCTTTGAACATTGCAAAGGTTTCGGAGACTCGTGCCTCATCAAAACGATATGAGAACTCAATATTCACTCGGACAGTCTTACCATCAGAGGTAGGGATGTTGAAACTCTCATCCTTGGGTGAGTCGCCCTTATCCTCAGCCGTCAGATATGACTGCTCAATACCGATAGAATACTTGGTCACCTTTTTGGTCGGAGCAACCAGATGCCAGCCCTGTTCCAAGACCTCGCCATCAACGCCGCCGTTCATGTTATACACGACGCCGACGTAACCTGCGGGAATCTTCTCCAGACACACAACGCAGCAAACCAAGCCGATAATCAGCACAAGTGCCAGCAAGATTGCGCCAAGTTTACCCTTCTTCATTCTTTTACTTCCTTTTCTTCGTCAGTTTTTTTCTCCGTTTCCTCGGAGATTTCTTTCTTCGCATCATTGTACAATCGCATTCCAACTCCGCCGACGCCCTTAAAGGCGAAACTCAAACAGAACCAGATAAGCACAAGCACAATGACTACGATGAGCCAGAACACGATGTTCATGTTGTTGCCTCCTGCTCTAAGACTCTTGGTATGTATGTGCGGGTTTCCATACGCTCTTCGACCTTTCTGGTCTTACCCAGCGCTTCACGCACAAGGTTCAAAAGGTTTTTGCCTTTGTCGCTTTCAAGAAACTGAACGAGCGGCTCAAGAATTTCTACCGTATCCTTGCACTCGCGCCGTGCTTGACGACACTTTGCAAGCTGCGTAGCAACCTTGGCTCGCTCTTTGTAATCAAGACCGTCAAGCTCCAGTTTGTGAAGGTAGTCCTGCGTGAGCCTATCCATGCGGTTCACCTCATCATAGTTCCACGCATAGTCCCTTTGCGCATTCTCCATCAGCTTACAGAAACTACTGATAGATTCTGAAAACTGTGGTGCCGCCTTTACTTTACTCACGCAAGCCTCCTTTCTCAGCCGTAGCTGACCTCGTCTTTGTCTGTTCGGATAGAAATAAACACCGGGAACTGTAAACTCTCAGCACCGGTGTTTTTGTCATATGATATTTCCTTGTATTTTACCTCGCACAACCGTCCGGGCATTTCATCTTTAGCCGCCCAAAAAGCTGTACGCTGCTCATCGGAAAAGCCAGACCCAACATTTACTTCGTTGCCTTTATAGTCCAGCACAAATGCGCCCAGCGTTCCTGCAAGCCTGCCGCTTCCTTCTTCACAACGCAAGATATGCAAATCCATAGTGTAGAAGCGTTTGACTTTGAGGATTCCGTTGTGACGCTTTCGCTTATATGGAACATCAAAGTTGACCATCAAGCCCTCTTTGTCCTCCCGAACCATTTGCTCTAAGAGCTCATCGATTTTTCTCTGGTCTTTACCGTGGTACAGAACAGGGAGGATGTTGACTCGACCATCATGCGGAATGAAGCGATGAAGCTGGTCTAAGAAAGACCGGCGATACCCATAGCCGCCCTCGCTTACACCAGCATCGAATTCTTCTGTCGTAAGCACATCAAAAATGGTGTAGCAAACTGCCGTTTTATCAGTGTCTTCTGAGTTGATAATGCCCGTTGCCTTGCGGAATGCCTCATTGTCAGACAGTGCTCCTTTGTCGCGCAAGGTAAGTTCACCGTCAAAAACATAGCTATCGTTATCGTCGATTTTGAGCGCGTCCAGAATGTGCCCGAGCCCTTCGTAGGGAACTCCGCTTCTTGCGAATAGTTGCCCTTTGTAGTATGTTGCTCTGACACCATTCAGTTTTTGAGTGAGCCAAAACTCTGTGCCGTCCTTGACTGGGTATTTGTCGATTGGATATGCCTGCTGAACCTCCCATTCGGGAATCAGTCCGGGGATAACCTTGTTCACAGTTTTCGCTGTGACACCCAACCGAAGTGTCTTTGACAGAAGTTCAATGAAAAACTCGGATGACTCCGGGTCAGTTAAACACTGCACGAAGACCCGCACTTGATATACAGTTGCTGCGTCCAATGCTTTTCGCTTTGCCAGCAGCTCACAAATTTCGAAGATGTCGGTCATTGTGATTGTAATTGCTGGGTCATACTCGACAGGCGTTCGCAGTGTTTGTTCCGAAATCTTGTATGTTAGCATCGGATTCAAAGCGTAGTACAAAATCTTACGAAAATTCTCAACATCTTTGAAGGCTTGCAAGACCCGCATTTTACTAATCGCGCCGCTTGCGTTCTGCAAACAGCGGACGATTGCTATTTCTTCCATGCAATCACCTTACGGCTGTGAGCCGTAGGCTGGCATCGGATTGAGCTTGTGCAGGTTCTGCGTATGCTTCTTTGCAATTACTTTGTCGATGTCTTCATCCCCACTACTACCGTGCATGATGTAGTTGTCGAGCTGCATATAGGTAAAGCCCAGATTGTCTTCGTCTGTCTTACCGCAAAGACCGTCCGATGGAGTCTTGTCTACCAGCTCACGAGGAATGGGGAGTTCGTAGCCAATCTGACGAACCTCATGCACCATGATGTTTGCGAGTGGGCTGAAGTCACCAGCGCTGTCACCGAACTTTGTGGAGTATCCAACATAATCCTCGGAGCGATTGCAGGTGTTTGCCACCCGACCTCCGCGAGCCAATGACTGCGCGACCATATAGAGTGTCGCCATACGCAGCCTTGGAGGGAGATTGACCGCTGCCTGATTGCTTACTCCAGACGGCATTGCTCTGCCGACTACATCAACCATCTTGCTGTATGCGCCGCCAATGTCAACTGTAATACTTGCAATGCCAAGCGTATCGACCAGCAGCTTGGAGTCTGCGATATCTTTCTGCCGACCATTCGGCATCAGCACACCGATAACCCGCTCTGCGCCAAGGGCTTCAACACAAAGTGCTGCGACCACGCTGCTATCTTTGCCACCGGAAATGCCGATAACCGCACAACAGTCGTTGCTGTTTGCAGCGAAATATTCTCGAATCCACTGCACGATTTCATCTTTTGTTCTTTTCGGATTTGCCAGCATACTATACCTCTTTTCTCCACAACTCTACTGTGTACTTATCAGACAGTTCCTTTTGGATAAGACCCAAAATCACATTCCAGTCCCCACCGCCAAGACCGCATCCAATCTTAAACGGCATGGCAATTGTTTCTCCTGCAGGTACGGTCAACTTAATCCGTTTTAAGCAGCTTTGAAATGCGGTGTAATCTGTGTACAGTTTCCCATCATATCCGTAGTTGCTCTGCGCAAACATATTGACAACGACTTTGCCGTCGTTAGCTTGAACGAACTGCGTCTGACTGAACGCATTGCGCTCTTCGTTGCAAAAGCCAACATAGGCGTTATAGACTTCTGGATACTTGGCTCGAACCTGCTTCGCCACACCACTACCCATTCTCGCCTGACAGTTAACCTGATGGCAAATATATTTGGCGTGGGTCTGAAACAAATCTCCATCAATAATTTGTACCGGCATCAGAACGTCCCTCCGTGAAGATTCTTACGAACCTCATCCAGTGTGAACTGCTTTTCAAACTTTCCATCTCTAAACACGGTGCGCAGCTCATTGCTGTCCTGTGCTTCAGCCCAAGTAAGACCATCAACGTAATCGTAGCCGTCATCCGTTTTGACTACGCGGCAGCAACCACGCTGAGACTTCTTAAAATGTCCTGTGTCTGTCTTGGGATTCTTGAAAATCATAATCGGTTTGCCGTCGGCATCTTCTGCATATGTCGCTTTAACTGCAATGCCGAATGTGTCCCTTGTGTACGGATTGTATTGTTTGCTTCCATCGCTCTCGATTGTCTCTAAGCACTCCATTGAGAATGAACCGACACCGAGCGAAACATTATTGATTGCAAAGCCGTTTTTCTCCAAAAGAGAATAGATTTGCTCACAGCGCTGCGGAGTAATGCTGTCCCCGTAAATTGCCTTGACGTGCGGGTTCAGCACCTTGTACCCCTTGCTATTTACTGTGCCGCCAAAGATGTCCCACAGACGATATACGGTCTCAGTGATTACACTAACAGGGTCACCGCTGTCGCCGCGAATTGAGATGAAGCCATCGTGATTTAGGATGTCATCTTTGAGCTGAGGGAGGACTTTTTCAACAAGATTCCAATAGTCATAGCTGTCGCTAACCATTGAGAAACTTTGATGCGGATACACCTCACAAAGAAGTCGTCGAATCTGTGTCACCTCATCACCGTCAACAGCAAAGTTGGAACACATTACGCTGTGTTCTGTTGAGAGCGCACCATATGCGACAGGTTCCTTGCTACAATCACAGTTGTAATTATGCTCAAGCCACAAAATCGCAGGCACTGTCGCCGTATTCAAGAAGCTCAGGCAGAAAGCCGCTGCGCTCTTTGTTGCACTTTCAACGCTCTCTTGCCCGCGCATAGAAAAATCGCCAAGGAGTCTCGCACGAACCACATTGTCATCGCAAGTGCGTTCTGCATACTCATTGACGATTTTACGATATCTGTACCCAACCTCAGCGGAGACTTGCGTATGCCACATTGTGCAAGAGAGCATCGTCTCGATGGTGTTGACCAGCCATACGAAGTTAGGGTGTGTATTTGAGATTTCAATTTGCGGAACTTTGATATTGGTTCTCGTTCCTTCGGGAACAGCACGAATCTGTAACGGAAGATAACCGAGGTCATGCAATTCACGAAGCCGTTTCTCTCCAACGCCTTTCGTTCTAATTGTTGCCCCAAGAACTCTGGTGTACTCCTTGAGTACACTATCAAACGGGACATTAAAGAAGTGGTCGTTGAATGCCTCAATGAGATATTCCTGAATGAATGCCTGAAGCCCAAACAGTGTAACCTTATCGGTATCACCGAGGCGACTCATGCGTGGCGTGTAGTAGGAGACCATTTTGGTCAAGCCCTTCGGATACTGTTCAGCGTGACAAGTCTTATAGAAGTCCAGACACAGGAGCGGATTATATGTAATCATTCAGTTTTTCCTCTTTTCTTTAGCTTTTCACCATATTTTGCAAAAAACACAGCAAACGCAAACGGTGCTGCAACAATCCAGAAAACACCTACCATAATATACCCGTCTTCGAACCCATTGTATTTGTTATATGGTTCTACGATAACGTACAAGCGGCAAAGTGCGAATGTTACAATCGCACCAATGCAGAGGTACAGGAGCACCAAAAGGACTATCATCATTCCTCTTCACCCGCCTTAAAGTTATAAATCGGCTTGATGATGGCATCAATGGTCACTGTTGGTTCGACATTGTTTACGATATCATCCATACCTTTGTATGCCATCGGGCATTCATCGAGTGTGCTTCTTCCAACAGATGTGGTGTAAATGCCTTCCATCTGCTTCTTGAACTCAGAAACTGTGAATGTCTCTTTCGCTGCACTGCGGCTCATCAAACGCCCAGCTCCATGCGGGGCAGAGAAGTTCCAATCTTCATTTCCTTTGCCGGTACACAGTAAACTACCGTCTCTCATGTTGATAGGAATCAGCAGCCGCTCACCAGCTTGCGCAGAGACCGAGCCCTTGCGAAGAATCATATTCTCTACATCGATGTAGTTGTGAATAGTCGTAAACTGCTCTTCGACATGGAAGCCCATACCCTTAACAATGGTGTCCATCATTGCTTGACGGTTAAGTTCAGCAAAACGTTGAGCAATTTTCATGTCATGGATATACTGCTCAAACAATTCTCCCTCAACGTATGCAAGCTGCTTTGGAACTCCCGGCTTCTTTGCCTTCATGCCTTTAAGAACAGCTTGGATTTCTTTTTGTCTCCCAGCCGCTTTTAACTCGTTGACGACCTCCTCGATTTCTTCCTTGGAATACGAGGTTAACGCCTTGAACGCAGCTTCCTGATAGAAGTTAGCAATCTCCAGACCAAGGTGTCTGCTACCGGAATGAACCACTATGTAGATATGCCCATCGTCATCTTTGTTGGCTTCGATAAAATGGTTTCCGCCGCCAAGCGTACCGATGCTTTTATATGCGCGGTCTACATTGACCATCTTTGCACAGTACAGTTCCGACAGGTCGATGCTACTTGCATATCTATGAGCTTCTGTGCGAATCTCGAAACCGGACGGAACTCCTGCACGAATAACTTTGTCCAGCTTCTGCGGTTCGATATGCGTTTCTTTGATACGGATAGTTTCCATGCCGCATCCAATGTCAACGCCGACAAGGTTCGGGCAAATCTTATCCTTGATGGTCATCGTGGTTCCGATTGTACAACCAGCCCCAGCATGAATGTCTGGCATCATACGGACTTTGCTTCCCTCGATGTACGGTTGATTCAAAAGATTGATAACCTGAGAGATAGACTCATTATCGACCACGTCGGTAAACACCTTTGCAGTGCCAAACTTACCCTGTAACTCAAGCATTTGCCCGCCTCCTTTAAGATTAGATTAGCGAAATCTTTTCGCTGTTTCCGCGATAGATACTGTCTGTTGTAAACACATGGCGGATTAAGCCATCCGTGAGAACTGTTCCGCTGTGAATCGTGTTTTCACAATGAGTCACATACAAATACACTTCATTTGCTCCAGCCTCTTTTAGCGCCTTAGCGGTAAAAGTGAATGTGCCACCGCGAGAACAAATATCATCGACAATCAGCACATTTCTATCGGTAACCTTTTCTGGGCTTGTCAGTTCCAACCGTTCGATTTTCCCGGTGCGCCAGTCTCTGTGCTTGATGCAGAACACATACTCTCTACCAGCTTGCGATGAATATCGTTTTGCTGCTCCCTCATCAGGATAGCACAGCAACACATTTTTGTCATTCAACTTGTCCAAGACTCTTTGAATATTTGACTGCGCATCTATCACACAGACCCTATCAAACAGTGCTGTTGAAACATTTGAGTGTGGGTCGCTGACAAGCACTCGGTCAAAGCCTAATGCGTTGATGAACTCTGCAAACCATTTCAACGTAAAGACTTCATCTGCATTTTTTACTCTATCCATTCTGGCGTTCGGAATATACGGCAGACTCAAACGGATGATAGGTCTTTGGTTATTCTCTCGAATATGGTTTGTCAAGTACCACAAGAGAATACACTCTTCATCGTTGTCGTATTTCCATGTGATACTGAAAATGGGCGATTCCATTGGTTGAGCAAACATCCGTGGGGGAAGATGCGGAGAGAATCTGAAAGAGGTTGTTCCATCGGGGAACTTTGTAAACTCGACCTGCTTGTCGTTGACAAGAATCATGCCGTGACCCCCTCGTTCTCGATGTTAATCTGGCACATTTTCATTGCCGACAGTGCAGTCTTGTGACTCTCTGGTGTCACGCCAGCGCAGCAGGAAGCATCGACCGTAATCTTAACTTCCGGCATAAATGCCTTGAGCAGCAAGGCGTTTGAGATAACACAGATATCAGTACAAAGACCGACAAGGACAATTTCTTCTATGCCATCACCAAACGCAACTTCTGGATATAGGCGACCAGCAAGTGCTAATGAACCAAACGTTTTCTTCTCGAAACCATTCAACTGGTCATCCGCTGGATTCTTGCTCTGAATTGCTGCTTTGACTGAGCTATGAATCTGCCAGCCATTACTTGCAGATATACAGTGTTCTACCGGCAACAGTCTTCCTTCTTGCGTTTCGAGGTAATCATCAGAATGGGTGTCTTGTGTCCACAAAACTTCCCCATCAAACTCTTCGATTTTCTTGACAACCTTCGGCACAATAGCCTGTGCTTCTGGTGTCCCGAGCGTACCATCAATAAAGTCGTTCTGCATATCAACGACAACAAGAACCTTCATTCTTCGCCCTCCGTTTTAAGCTTGTTCTTAATATTCTTTTCACGCTTACGATTATAAGCTCGTTTGTTTGGAACAATTTGAGTAACGGGGCGAGCACAAGTCCAGAAATTGCGTGCTTTCTTCGCTTGAAGTTTTCGCCTATTCTTGTCTGTCATTGAACTCGCCTCCGTTCTCAATTTGCCGACCGCTTTCCGCATGGGGCGTGATTGTTGTGGACGCCCCATGTGCACAAAGTGACATTTTTAGCAAGCAATTTCCGGGTTATTATTTTTATTCGCTGAATAAAAATTATAACCTCGGAAATGCGAGGCTAAAAATGAAGAACTCAAATCTTTTCTTCTGCTTCAAGCGAGAAGATACTACACGTTTTGCTGAGGCATATGTATGTAGTCAATCTTCAAAGCGGTCTATATCATAGCGGTTATCCGCTTATGTTTTAGGTTGCAATACGTCTCCCATCCATGCTCAGGAGCTGTGCGAACGCCTCGTCTTCTTCTTGCTGCTTCTCCACTTCATCATTCTGGATAGCCACAAACACTACACTGCACATACCGATGAGGTCATCGATGGAGAAATCCTCTTCCTCGATAGTTTCGTCTTCGTCGGGTTCCTCTTCCAGAGAATCGAGGAAGTCGTCATCTGCATCGGCGTACTCTTCATCTTCCTCTTCCTCGTCGTCCCACGCGCCGTAATCATCGCCCCATTCAAGAACCTGCCCTTTGTAGTCCTCGAAGTCATCGTCATCGAGACCATCATAATCAAAGGCGCTGTTACGACGGTAGTAATAGTACCCGCTGGGGAGGTTGCCAAGGAAGTCTCGGATGTCCCTCCAGCCGTAGTCGGCAATAGCATCGCGGATATCTTCTTCGACGCTGTCATCGTAATCATCATCGTCATAGATGTCCTCACAGATATCGCAGTCAAAGTCGTTGCAAAAGTCTTTCAGTTCACACCACTCAGTGATATTGTCAATAAATTCATTCCTTGTCATGTTTTAATCCTCCATTTCCACTATTTCAGTTGAGACCCTAACGAGCTTGGACAATGCTTTTTCTGTCAGGAACGCATATTGTACGCCAAGCTGCGTACTGGTTAACTCTTTTCGCATTGCTGTAGCCGCCACGTCAATCGACACATTGCTATTTCTCAGCTTTGTAAATTTACTTTTCAAATTACTTCCTCCGCCAGCCATATATCCGATTACCAAATCGACATTTGGAGCGGTGCCGAGCCTTGAAGAAACCACGAACCGAAGCCAGTCCTCAGACCTTTCATCAAACTCCAGAACAGAGAGTCCATCCAAGTCTGTGAGCAGATATGTTTGGACATATCCCACCCGAGAGTTTTTGACTGCCATCGGCAAGGCATCGAAATAATTTGTGGCAAGATAAAAGCCGCATCCGAAATCTCGGTGCGGCTTACACTTGTTCAGGGTTGGTACATCGAAATCTGCCGGAGTACCGTGATACAGATACATGGCAACCCTCCTCTATAAAATTGGTCTGGGTGAGAGGACTCGAACCCCCGACATCTTGCTCCCAAAGCAAGCGCACTACCATCTGTGCTACACCCAGATATAATGGTTTTGTTTCCGAACACACACGCACTACTGATGGGTTCGAACCATCCTCACCATAAGCATCGCCATCAATGCTTAGTAGTGCGTGCCGGGGCAGAAAGGAAAACGGATATGTCAGTCCGTTGGAGCTGGTGACAGGGCTCGAACCCGCAACCCAGTGAGTACAAATCACTTGCGCTACCAATTACGCTACACCAGCGTGCACCCTCGTCTTTCCGAGGTGTCAGCTTTTAGCTAAAAGGCTGCTGATGACTGGACTTGAACCAGCGGCTCGCACTTCCGGTGCTGCTCTACCAACTGAGCTACATCAGCATAGATACGCCCTGCGCCCGTAGGACTCCGTGTGCACCCGGCTGTGTCTCTTACAGAGATAACAGTTGAGTGATGAACTAACCGTACAAACGTAAGCATGACCAACAGAGCAGATGGAGCTGGAACTCGGAGTCGAACCGAGAACCCACGCTGTACGAAAGCGTTACTCTACCAGTTGAGCTATTCCAGCATAGATGCCATCCTGAAACTATGGCGATGTCATTAACACCACCAATACAAACTCACTATGATGGCAGTTTTGATAGCGTGAAAGGAGAATCATGGATAAATCATCGCGGCACAAGGGATTGCAGGGATAGAAAACAAGCTCTAATACCGAAGATGATTTTGGCAGGGGTAGTAGGATTCGAACCTACGAATAACGGAGTCAAAGTCCGCTGTGTTACCGCTTCACCATACCCCTATATCTGCAGGCTCATGCAGCGGCGTCCCGCCAAACCAACCTGTAACCGACTCCCAGAGCAGGCTCTGACGTGTCGTAAAGGCATTTCCTTTAACGCATAATTTAATGGTTTCTTACTTGGAGCGGCGTACCAGACTCGAACTGGCACCACCGGTTTGGAAGACCGGAGTGCTAACCGTTGAACACCAACGCCGCATGGTCGGCTTCTCGCTTAGATTGTCACACGCTACCGGCAACTACGCTCCGAAAAGTCGTAGCCCCTATTCCGTCAGGTCAAACCGGTCTTGACGCATCAAGACAAGCGCAGTTTTCAGCAGGCATTTTCATTCTTTGTGAGGTAAGCCGATAATCGCTCACATCAGTTGGGAGCTACCCAACAACTGGCAGGGGTGAATGGATTCGAACCACCATCTGACGGTTTTGGAGACCGCTATGTTAGCCATTGCACCACACCCCTTGGCGGAGTGGACAGGACTTGAACCTGCACATCCTTTCGGATTACTCACGGTTTAGCAAACCGCTGCCTTACCGTTAGGCTTACCACTCCATTGGAATTACTTTATTATACAGAGCAATAAATTGCTCATTGACCTGCTTGTCCACATGATAATGTCCAAAGAACCACCGCTTGAATGTGAGGTCGGAGCAAACCCTATCCAAAAAGCTGACCATCGGGTCATTCTCGTACCAGCTTGCGAGCAGAGTCTGAATACTCCTTGGCGCACAATGTGTAATTACATAGTCAACTCGCCAATTATTTTGTTCGAGCGCTGCAATCGCTCGTTCCATTTCTTCTCTGGACGGCATTTCCTCTTTCCACCATGAGATATGTTCCACGCGATACTCTTTATCAACAGAGCGAGCACCGCCCATGCAGAAGATTTTCTTTCCATCAATCGTGAGCACCTGACCTCTGTCCAGATGATAGATGTCAGGAGCGATTTCACGCACCTTCCCGCCAAATTTGTCAATCAGCGGGAACTGGTAGAGCATATCAAAGTTCTCATGGTTGCCATCAATCCAAAGTGTCGTAAAGTTTTTCGCTGTCAGCCAGTCTTGCCACCACATCTCTCGATGCGAACCGTCCCAGCAGAGTCCAAAATCGCCACATATGATTACGAAATCATTCTTCGTCAATTCCTTTTGTTGTGGGAACTTTGTTGTATTAAGCTTGGCAATATCAATGTTTGCGTGTGTATCTCCAGTAACATAAATCATGCTCAGTTCCTTTCTCATCTGCAGTCCATATGTATATTCTGTTCTGGTCTCTTCGTTTATCTCCTGTAACGACGGGATTTAGATGAGTTGAAAGCGAGTTCAAATCCCAAGTGGCGATGATGAAATCATTGGGAGACAATGGGTTCATCGGTCGCTCATCGGATGGAGATGACGAGACATCCAGAATAGTTTTAATGAGCTGTACAGCGAGCTTAGGCGCCTTCGCAGCAGGCTGCGGGCGGGGAATCGTGCTGTCCAGCAAAGTGACACTTCAGCCTTTGGCGTGAAGCACATTCCTTACGAAATGTTATTCACTGCAAATGATAATTTGATTACCCTGTAATCTACATGGAGGTAGCTCCTCGTGAGGAGGAGCTCCGGCACCCAGTGTCTGGCGTGCGACATCCTTTGGTCAGGCTCGTTGAATCCATTGTGGCACAATGGATTCGAGTGATTCGGGCTGCTCATCGTGTGGTTCCCAGCCTCGAAGGATGACTTGAGTCTGCAGGTGAATGCGCCTCCGGGGAGGTTTTCCTCCCTATCAAGTTGTTACTTATGCCTTTGGCGATAAGCATTGCTTTCGCAATTATGCATTACAGGATTGCGGGTTATTTATAGACGTTACCGCAGGTCGTCCTTCATCATGCGGATTACATCCACATTCATTTTCTTGTTGATGTAAGCTACAATTGCGTCGATGGTCTCTTTTTCGACCATACGATAATAGCTATGCAGACCATACATTACCTGTACATCATTCCGTTCCCAAGCGACACCATTGTTCTTATCTGTGATGTAATTGTACAGCATTGACTGGAACTGCTTTTTCTTTTTATGACCGACCGTAATCTCGTTGTCCTTATTCAGCATAACGCCAAGATTCCAGTTACGCCCCGCTGATGAACCATACCGAGTCTTGCTTGCATTGATTGTGAACGGGGCACCAAAGCTGTTCAATGTACTTACTACCAGCTCTTCAACAGAACGAACGTCAAAATCATACTTGGATGAAATGATGAAGTCATCCGCATATCTGGTATAAATGAAGCTCTGTTTTTCAAAATTACGGAGCGTATTCGACAGTTTGAAATCAACCGGAATCATCATTACGTTTGTGATAAGCGGTGAAATTGGGGTACCCTGCGGTAGCCCACCATTTAAGAACGCTAACGACATAGCTGTCCGCAATGCTGCCTCGCCCTGTGGCTCTTTAACAATCTCACTAAAAGGAAAAACCATCGAGAACATTGAGATGGCATAATCCAATGTTGTGCTGCCAAAAAAGTCGTGCAGGTCAAGCTTTGCGAACCATTTGCTGCTGTTCTTCTGGTGACGCTTAACCGCATCGACTGTACTCCGCTTCTTTACATAAGCAAACGCGGCAGTATGATAGAGTGCATGGAAATCATCCTCGAAAATCGTTTTGAGTCTTCTCAGGGCGTCCATCAGCTCTGCCTTTGGCGCATCGATTCTACGAAGACCACCAGATTTCTTTGGGATGTAAAAGGTCTCATACAACTCGCTCCGTTCCTTTGCACGAAGCTCTGCTGTATCGTTATTAAATCGCACGAGTTTTCCGATTAAAGCTTCAACACCAATCTTGCTGGAAAAATGTTCACTGACATTTTCGACCTCGTATGTTCTTGTGTTTGCAATATTGGCATTGACAACCGGAGGTGTCTGATAGTTTTGAAACAGGTACTCTTCCAGTGTCATCTGATGATAAATCGGTGACTGCCTAACAGTGATATAGACCATTTCTTCCCCTCCTTGTCCAATAACTAACTGTAACCTACATATGTCTGCTGCTTCCCAGAATTCCTAAGTCTGAAGACTACGTCGTCCCTGCGGTAGATGGTGCGAGCTTTTGCAAGATGCGAGATTTTTTTCTTTGATTTCATTTCGACTGAAAGCATGAGTCTGATGTTAGTACATTTCGCCCATGTATCGAAGATTTGGCGAAAAGTGCTTGACATTTGGTTGGTTCTGTGGCGTGATGCTGCCGACCCGTGGCAGCCGGTTTGCTTTCAGGGTTCCGCCGCGTCATCCCCCGGGGGTCATCCTCCCGACAATTTGTTACTTTAGCCTTTGGCGTAAAGCTCTCTTACGAGAAAATCCGTTACAGTCTGTGGCGCATTAAGGCTGCGCCATACCTAATAATTCAAACAGTTCTTCGTCCGTAAAGACATTTTGAGTTGTGAATGGCTTGATGAAAAACACGCCAGCTTCTCGCTGTTCGACAATCGTGTCAGGGTTCAAGGTGCACACCGGTCTTACCCCGGAACAGCTTGATGCTGTCAGCCTGTTTAACACACCAGAGCGATTTGAAATCGCCGCTCTTTCGGTCTCAACATCGTCTAACAGCCAGAAGCTCATAAATCCACGGTCTGAATCAAGCCCTGCATAACGAGCTTTCAGGTCGAACAAGTCGGCTGTCGGATTCGGACGAATACCTTTTCTTTTGAATAAGTCAAAGCGCCGCCCATCTTGGAGGCTAAAAATGTCTGCAACTGATGGTAGGCGAATCAACGAAGACACTCGGTTCTCTCCGACCACATACTCTTTCCTAACCAAAGAAGCAATCTCGTGGTCTTCGAAGAAATACAGAAACCCGTAATGGTCTTCATAGCGAGCATAACTATACCTCACAAAGGCACCGGGCGAAGAATCATTATCGTGCATTGCGTGATACCACATCATCTGGTCACTGTTCAAGAACGAAAACAGATTTGACACTGGATACTTCGCATTATTAACACGCCTATAATGCCCAGTCTCTTCCGCCGCATCGAAGCACAGGTAGTCGATAGCTTTTTCTGTGATAAAATCACAGTTTGGATTTCCTTTCAGCCAAACAATCGGGTACGGGTTGTCTTTGTCCACACCGTACTTGCCCATCACGAGTTGTGCGCCTACTTTGAGAGCACCAACGGTCGTGTCCATACCTTACCCCTCCCTTCGTTCTTTTTGAAAATTAAAACGCATCCAACAGCGGCTGGAATGCGTCACAAATAATCAGCTTATTCAGCCCCTTGCCTCTGATGTACTTGACGAAGTTGCTCACACCCAGAGCACAAATCACTCTGACCGTAGTCACAACGCCAAGCGTGATGCCACAAGCTGAGACTGGAGTTTCTTCCGCCGCCTCATCGTGTGTAAAATTCATGGAGTTGAGGAGGTCTTTCTTCATCTTGTAGTCAGACCAATCAGCAGCATAGTGCTGACCAGCCTCCAGCAGAGTTCTGAAATCAAACATCGCCTTTACATACGGATTGTCGAAATGTTTCTCAACAATCTTTTTCCTCAACTCGATGTTATCGACGCACAAGAACACATAGCCGGATAACTGCTGCCCGTTCCACCCATCCTTGTAAAGCTTCAGGTCATCCTTAACATCAGGATTGATGTCGAAAAGAATATCCGCCAATGCCTCGACCTTAGAGCGCCCAATGTCCTGCTGACGGAAAATCTGATTTGCCAGATTGTGCGGACTTACTGTGTCCATATCCCACAGTGCGATGTTCGTGAGTCCTAAGCGAACCAGCAGCTCCGCAACCGTTGCGCCGACAGAACCACACCCGACGATATGGATTCTACAATCAACCTTCTCGGGCTGAAAATATTCATAGCTCTTTGACAGGTCAATAGCCATATTACTTACCTCCTAAGTATGCATAAGGGTCGTAGTCATCTTCGTCTTCCCAGCCATGCATTGATTCTTGGCAGGCATTCTGTCCATGCCAACCAGCTCCAATTCTGGTTCTGGGTTTCTCTCCCTCGTTCTTTTTACCAGATGACTTATCCTTGTTTTCTTCTTTCTTACTGTCCTTTTTGTCGTCGGACTTACCTGCAAGTGGATTATACGGAGCCCCAGCCGGAGCTCCCCTGTATCCTTGATTGTAGTAACCGCCGTATCCGCTCTGACCGCTATACGCATAGGGCTTTGACTTCACCATATCCTTCGCGTTTTTGATAAACTCATCAAGTCCTTCATTCTGACCGATAATCTTGACCGTGATATCTTTATCCTCAAACATCACGTTCTTCTTGAGGTCATAGATTTTATTTGTGCTTGCAAATGACTTGTTCCAAATCATAAAGATGTAGAAGTCATTATCGCCAAGCATCCCGAGGATTTCCTCTTGATGATTGAGGTCAACAGAGGATGGAGACGTACCCATATTTACATGGGAATGTCCCTGCATATAGATGTGGTTGAAACGCTCATCTTCGATGTTTTCCTGAATCCACAGAGCATATTTCTCGGTGTCCATCTCAACCGTTGCGCCGGTTACCTCCTGCGGATAGACAACGATGTCATCGATGACATACTCGTCAAGCGATTCATCTTCAGTTCGACGTGCGACACCATGCCATGCGACCTCTTTATCGAACTCTTTGATAAGCATAGTCATCTTTGCCCACGCCTCTGCGCTGAAGTAAACTACTGCCTTTCTGTCACCACATGAGAACGCTTTGGTAAAAGAAAGCTTTCCATCCGAGAGCTTTGTAAGTGACAAAGCCTTCTCAAAATCTTGACGGCACTCATCAATGAGTTCCTGCGTCAACTTAATTGGTCTGCTCATTTTGCGCCTCCTCCGTCTGCTCATCCTTTGCCTCCTGCTCATCAAGCCATCTAATTGCTTCGTTCGGCTTTACAACGCGACCATCTGGCAACTCAATACAACGACTGACCGTGTTATTTGACCACATGGTTCTCATAAACTCGCCCATAACTGCACTGTCGCCGAAGTTCAGACTCTTACAGGACGCAATACACTGCTCAAGTGCACCGATATAATTTCGTTTTCTCAGCAGTTCATTGATAGTCCTGCTGTAATTGCCCATGCAATGATAACGGTCAATATGCGTATTAGGCATATAACCATCAAATGTGTAATCAGAAAAATCACCAGTCTGCGCAGAAACACTACCATTCAGGTCGAATCTATATGCTGCGCAAAAGCGGATTCTAAGCCGAGGATTTTCACTTACGAAAATCTCCTGCATCAGCTTCTGCATTTTCTCTGAAGCTGCCGCATTGTGACCGTTGCCACCATCCGGTCGATACACATAACTGCTTCTATTGTTGATTGCTCGCTCAGCCATATCTCTGTCAAAGTATTCAAGGTAGTCTTTAACCGAGAAATACATATCCGTATTGCTAACATGAGACAGGACAAGTCTGTTGTTGCAGAGGAAATAATCCATGATTTCAGAATCTCCACCGCCCTCTGCAATTCTTTGCTCAAGTCCCAACAATCTGATGCACTTGTCATTGCGGCGCGACAGATACGCGCCGATAGAATCATTGAGTCGCTGAATCTCCATGTCAATAGATTGGATTTCATTGCGAACAGTATCGCATTCGATGCGCTCATATCTGGTTTCAAAATCACCCAGCAACTGACGAATCCGCGCTGTTCTGAAATCATATCCCTCGGCAAGCTTTGCAATGTACTTCTCATAGTTTGCCGAATTTGTTTCTCGCAAGGATTGCATCAATGCAAGCTCATCTTCTGTCAAACCATCATCCTGATTCAGGTACCACGGCATGAATGCAAGAATAGATACCTGAAGGTAATGCATTTTCTTAACATCAAGATTGTCAACGAAGACAATCACCGACTTCTTGTCAGGGTTGATATAACAATCAACATTGAATGACTTCCGATAAAACGCTTTGACCTTATCAAGACGGTGATACTCTGGGTAGATAGAAGTAAACTTGTCCTCCACAATCTGCATACAAGCCAGATTGCTATTTTGGTCAGCATTGAAGCTATGGACTATGAGCGCACCGCTGGCATTCATTTGATAACTGCTACAGATAGCACTAACCGCACGTTCTGCTGGAACGTTACGGATAGTGTTCCCATCATAATTGGTCGAACCGAAAGTCAGGTAAACACTTTCGTCCTCTTTGATTCGAGGTGCAACCAGTGCACGAAGCGTTGAAAGGAACGAACAGTCATTGCCAAAATAGCTTCCGGTAATGTTCTGAAAAAAGCTATTAGCCGCCTCTGACGTAAACGGTGTCGATGTAATGCTTGTCTTGAACACAGAAACACCTCAATTCATTTTTATCTTGGTGGGGAATATCGGATTTGAACCGATACGGCATACGCCAACAGAACTTAAATCTGTTGTGTCTTCCAATTCCACCAATTCCCCATGAAAAGAGCCGCCCCATGAAGGGCGGCTCTAATCTAAAACTTAGGCGTTGTCCGCCTTAACGACATTCAGCAGGAAGCACTTCTCGGTAATGCCGAACTGCTGGAAGGTCTTATCGAGGTCGCCGGGGTTCAGAGAAGAACCATCGAGGTGCATGACACCACGAGTGTAATCAACGCCGTTTGCCTCAAGGCAGGAGCGCAGGGTGGTATTCTCATCGATGATGACAGCCTCACGCTTAACATTGTTGCCAACAGTAACCTTAATCATTATGTATTCTCCTTTTATTCGTTTTTTGTTTTTTGGGTGGTGGGGCGGCATAGCCGCCCCGTTGCAGTGTCTCTTACTGAGCGACAGTGATGTTGCTCATCACGGTTGCCTTCTCAGCCGCAATCTCTTCGAGAACAGTGGGGAGCTTCTCTTCGAGCTTGTTGAGGTTGATGATGGCAGCGCCAAGGCGGTCAGCGACCCAATCCTTCACATCGCCGGTAACACCGTCGAGGAACAGGGTGATGCACGCCAGCTTGTCATCGTCACGGGTCTCGGAGCCGAAGGATGCGCCAACTGCGTTGATATTGCCTGCACCATGAGTGGTGCCGACACCGAAGATGGGCTCCTTGCCATCCTCGCCGCCCTTCAGGACGAGCTCCTTGGGACGATACTTCTCGATGGTCTTGATGTCCTCAAGCTTCATTGCGGAAGTGACGACGACTGCGTCGCCTGCGATAACGATTTTTGCCATGTGTATGTACTCCTTGATTTCAAATGTACCCCTATTAGTTCGTCTTACGACTATCCGCCCACACCACGAGGAGGTTGGAGCCATTGTGGACATAAAAACCACTGAAGCAACTGCCCCAGTGGTTGTTGTTTTATCTTGCACCACTTCCGTGGTGCTGATGCTTTTGATACACAGATTAGAAACTGAAAGCCGGGGCGACGCCAAGGGAATACCTTGCGCCGGTATAGCCCGCGTTGCCGTTCGCGTTCACAAAGCAGAAGTAGTTGCTGTAGTCGTAATAAGGAGAACGCAGCATAGTGTACTCAGCGGAACCATTACGCTTCTTGCCCCAAGGGACATCTTCTTGCCGGTAATATTCGTACCAATGACCTTCGCCCGGTGCCGAATAGATGTTCCGTCCAAAGGTTTCTTTTTCGGACTTAATCCAAAACTTGCACTCCGTTTCGAGCAATTCGTTCGCTCCGTCATAGGTGTTTGCAGTAAGCTTGATTACTGGTTCGACCACCTCAAGAATCTCGTCTGGCATGAGCTGGTAAATTACGCCATCTTCGTCGTTCATCTTATGGAACAACTCTGTTGCACCCCAAGAGCCTCTGTTCGTGTCGTTGCTATTCCAACGATGCCGGTTTGGAAGGCAGTCAACCATCTCCCAAGTCAGTGGGAGGATACGACCACTTTTTGTAACATCGTGTTTGAATCCAATGATACGGAACTGAACCAGTGTATCGTCTTTTAATCTGACGTTTTTGAAATCTCCCAATCTAAGGAAGTCGGGTGCCATATCCCCAAGCCCCTTCAGCGAACGCCACGGCATATTATCCAAACATTCAGGCATATGTTACCTCCATCCATTATCATTTAGTTGGCGGGGAGTGTAGGATTCGAACCCACGGACGGCTTTCACCGTCAACGGTTTTCAAGACCGCCACCATAAGCCACTCGGTCAACTCCCCAAATAAAAAGAGACGGGTCATTCGCCCGTCTCAGTTTCATCTTCTTCATCTTCCGGTTCGTCCACGCCGTCGATGTCATATTCATCATACGGAAACTCTGTAAAGACTTCACAGCCGCTTTCTTTTTCCGTTATAATCATCGGTCGATAGATATGGAAACCGTAATCTTCTGAAAGCTCTTTCAAAAATCCATCAAGGATTTCATCGACAGCTTCATAGCCATACGCTTCTAAGATATTTGTTCCGTCGTTGTCACCCTCCTGCAGCGCGATTGCGAGGAAATCTGCCATAGCCAAACGGAGTTCATCATCTCGCTCATACATAGCATCCTCTATGTCCATCCATGTTTCATCGCTTTCTTCTTTGCCGCCATCTGGATTATCTCCCGGAACATACTTGTTGTCTGTAATCACAACAGGAAAGAGATAGCGTGTGTAGAATTTCTTCGACACCGCTGTACAGTCCTCCTCACTCACGCAAGGTTCTTTGTACTCAATTTTTTCGTTGCCCTTTGCAACAGCCAAAACTGGGAGGTCGTTTTCCTCGGTAAGATACACGGCGTACTCCGTGTCGGTGTTCTCAGCGATGAGAACCATTTCTTTGTTCAAACGTTTTCTGCTTGCTTGAAAAAACCCCCATACTGCATCAGCGGGGATATGAATATGAACTCCCATAAGGAACCTCCTTATATATTTGACTTTGGTACTCCCGACGAGGCTCGAACTCGTGACCCCAGCATTAAAAGTGCCGTGCTCTACCAACTGAGCTACGGAAGTATATTGACCGGCTATTACGGTATGCCCAGAAAGGTGGACACGCTTGAGTTCCACAAACAGTTTTGCCCGCAAAAGATGGAGGTGAATATTTGATGGAGGTGTTTATCTTGATGCAGGTACGAAGAAAGGAACTTACAAATGAACGAAGGACACGCGCATGGCAAAACTGCATGGTGCAGGATAAGAGACTTGAACTCTTACGCCGATGGCAGCGGGACTTGAATCCGCCGTGTCTGCCAATTCCACCAATCCTGCATATTTCTTATATCCAGCCAGCTAATACTGCAATTGTCGTCACACTCAAGACGGTTAGCACAATGTTGTCATACACTATTCGGTTGTGGAGGTTTTTGTTTGCTCGCTCAACCTTTCTTTGGAGTCGCTCAATTTCTTCTTTTTTGCTTTCGCGCTCAAATTTGTATTTGCACCACGCTTCGCCTGATATGAAGTCACCACGCTCCACGTTCATACCTCCTTACCAAAGCCATGTTTTATTGAATGCCGTCTACCCACAACTCTAACGTGCGGCGATTTGCGTACTGTTTACAGAGCTCTTCGATGGACACACCATGTGCCTTTGCATCCGTTTTCATTGCCGTAAACTGGTCTCTGTATTTTTTGACTATCTTTTCAACGGCAAGAAAATGTTCTTTGTCTTTAGGATAGAAGGCAATATCATCAAGGCAGACACTACTTATATCTCCCGTGTGGCAAATTGCTTTCCAGCAATTTTTGCATGGCGCATCATCTATACTCACCATATGATTGATGCAGTCGCTGCAGTGGACAACCACTCCATTTACCTTAATTGGTTTCATTGGTCGTTCCTCCTTTTATGAGGTGGTGGAGATAGCCGGACTCGAACCGGCGACCCTCTGCTTGCAAAGCAGATGCTCTCCCAACTGAGCTATATCCCCATACTTTACGGCATAAAACCCAAGTCAACTCCGCCGTTTGATGTTCCCCACACTAATACCTCAATGCTTCGGATTGCATCAATAAGCCTTGCGCTCCGATACTCAAGGAATGAACATCGTTCCCACTGGCGCCGAGAGCCGGTCTTGAACCGCCATTATAGCCTGCAGTGCTATGTTTTACCAGTTAAACTACCTCGGCAAAAAGCGCCGCCGATTCTTCGGCGGCGCCAAAACTCATTCAATCTATTGCACTTAATCTCCGCTACACTTGGATTAGGGCTGGTCTCGTGCTTTTCCCATAGTAGAGCCTCCTAACTACATCCCATGTGGTGCGCCGAATGTCGGCGCTGTTGAAGCATTAGGTATTGCAGATTGAACTGCTTTATATAAACAACTCGCTACCGTCCAGCCAAGTGGTACTCCCTGCGGTCACATATACACCCGACGAACCATCAATCTTGGATTTTATAAAAGGTTGGTGTTTATGCTTTAAGGCTTGAGCTTTGTTCAAAGAAAAAACTTTAAGCGTTGAGCCTTTAACCTTCAGCTTTGACTTTTGAGTTTTACAGTGATATTTCACCGGAACCAAGCCGACGTTCATCTTATGTCGCTTGGTTGCAGTGACTCTTTTCATCATAATTTGATTTTGTAAAACCCATTACAAAATAGACAGCTTAGCAGGCTGGAGCCAAATTCTTTTTTACTTTACTTATCTGTATTTGGCGAAAACAGAGAAGGCATATGATTCAGGGTTTTCGGACGGCAGCGAAGTTGATTGCTTAATAGGTGATTTCCAGCTCAGTCAGAGCGTTGGACACAGACAGAGCGGAATCAATCTCGACAACGAAGTCATTGATTTCCTTTTCCAGCGTAGTCAACTCTGTCGTAATGCTGATGGGGTCAACAATCTCCATCGTCTGAGCAGCGATGAAGTCAGCACGAACCTTTTTGATTTCGTCGCTGGCACCCTTCATATCGACATTGCCGTAGAGGGACTTGACATACTCATCGGCACGCATCTCCAGCGTATCGCCGTTGTTCTTGTCCGCCTCAAGACGGGCACGGCGATTGTCATTGTCCAGCTTCTTGAGAAGCAACTGCTTCAGCGGGATGCCGTGGTTCTTCATCTCGATTGCTTCGGCAACCGTGTACTCTTTACCACCAATCGTTACCTTGACAGTAGCGTTGGACAGCGTAACCGCACGCTTGATAGCGTCGCGGCGAGCGATGAGGTCTTTTGCCGACTGATATGCAGCACGAATTTCTTCGCTATAAGTGCCGATGTTAACACCAGCAACCTTGTTGTTGCTGTGCTTATTTGCAAAAACGAACGTGCCCTGCTGGATGCTCTTCTGAATACGAGCGTCGAGCGTCTTCAGCTCACAGAGCGCCTTATGGACGGTCATCTTTTCAGTAGTCATTGATTTACTCTCCTAATCTTTGAAATTTGAAAATCACTTGCTGTTTGCAACAGCAGATTTCAGGGTAGAACCCGGCTTAAACACCGGAACACGCTTGGCAGGGATATTCACTGGAATATTTGCCCTCGGATTGCGTCCAACTCTTGCTGCTCGTTCCTTACTCTCAAAGGTTCCGAAACCGACGAGCTGGACTTTGTCGCCAGATACGAGCACATCAGAAATGATACTGATAACCGCTTCGAGTGCGACTTCTGCACTCACCTTGGTCATTCCCGCTCTCTGTGCAAGTTCGCTAACCATGTCTTCCTTGTTTATCGAAACCACCCTCACTTCCAGTTTGTTGTGATACGACCATCAGGATGGATGATGATGTTGGAGTAACCATCCCCATAGTCATTATGGCGTTGCTGCCACATATCGCCCAGCGTTACACGGGCGTGCTTTCCTGCATAATCAAAGGTTGCATAGACAAAGAAATCTCCAATGCGGAATGTGTGAACATCAATTTCTGTGTCGTTCTGCAAATCGTTCCAAACACCCACCGGATAGTCTTTCTTTTCGAGACCGCTCAAGAAGCGGAACGAAAAGCTATTCGCTTCCATCTTCATATACTCTTTGATGAAAGCAAGCGTGGGGTTCTCAATCACCGTCTGCACAGTGCATCCCGGATAATCGACTGGGTCTGCTCCAACATAATCGTTGCGAGAAAGATTGATGTGCGCCAGTCCATTCAACTCTGTGTTAAAGCCTGTGGTGTTGATAGAACAAAATACGTTGTTGCAATTATCTTTATAGGTCTGCACAATGTGTGCGATATGCTCAGGATACAAACCCGGCTCGCCGCCAGTGATTGACAATCTGGCATCGGGGTGTTCGGATAAAACCCGCTTTAGCGCTTCGATTTGTGCTTCAAAGTCATTGTCCCCAGACATCGGGTTCTGCCGCTCCAAGCAAAACGGGCAATGAAACGGACATTCCTGCGTCGTAATCATCTGAACATTGATGCGATAATAAAGCGGGCGTCCGAGAGAAGTCTGCGCAGTACGGCTGTTCAATCTGTACTGCAAATCTCTGTTCATTTCTGCCCGTACATCCTCGTAAGAACTGAGGAACGGTATCTGATTCATTTTGCTACTCATCTAAGGAACCCTCCATTCCTCGTCAACTTGCGAAGTCCTGTAATTCCTCTTGCGCTTCGCTTATGGTGTCAGCGGAAAACTGAAAGACACCATAGAGAAAAACTTCAATATGCCCACGGACATATCTGAACTCGTAATTCCCATAACTCATGTCTTACACCTCCCGCAATTTTTTATGGGAGAAGGTTTTACCTCAATAGGTTCGGGCGCGACTCCGAAAACTATTTTCAACTCCAACCTTCCAAGGATGCACTTTCATGTTTGTTTTCAACTCCCACGCGGTGGCAGCATTTCCTCCACTTGAACACTTTCGTAGTCCCGCACGCCCCGTAATGGCTTTCAGATTTTGGATGCCTCCTCACTTACCTTCACCAATACAGGGTCTAAGCGTTAGGTGAGTTGTGCGCACAGGGTTCACATCCCATTAAACCCACCCCACGGAATCGTACCGTGCCAGCCTTACGACATCGAACCTCGCTTTAGCGTGAACCAAACCCGACCAACAATCAGGTAGATTCCGCCATACCCATACCACCGGAGTTCAAGGAACCCCGGTAAACCGAGCTGTTTAACCATGCCCGACCAACTGATTGAAGAGCTCGGTATCGACAAATGCCTTGTCGTTGCTGCCGATATTGTCGAACATTTTTCTTGCTGCATCACGCTTAATTACAACGTAACGACCAGTGGGATAAACACCCTTCTGCATTTCGACCTTGGTTACACTGTTCGGCTTGTTGGTAGCTTCCATCAGTGTTACACCCAACGCCATGTTTGCACGGCATTTTTCGCACGGCTCGTAGTCGATAACCATATGCATCGGCGCTTCAAAATCCTCGTGCTTCCGACCGTCACCAATGTGACCGAGAAGTGCAACCTCATTGCGTTCTTCGCCGCACCAGAAGCAAACCGGAATTGTTGGATTAAGACCGTGCTTTGGAGATAACTTGATTCCTGCGTTTGACATTTATCAGACCTCCTAACAAAAATCGTTCAGCCACGCTGACACTCAACCCGTTCAAGAAACCTCAGACTTTTCATTGAGTAAAACTCTTTTGTATGATTGCAAGTTTTCGACGGTGTTGTAGTGAAAGGAGCTAAAACTTCGAGGCATTACTGGATTACAATATGCCTCGTGAAAAGCAGATACAGACCGAACGGGAGAGTAATCAAAGCTGCTGTACAGTCTTTGTCCTCAAACGTTGTGCCTGTGGATGCCATCCAGAAAACCCCGATGGTGATGAGAAGAAGCACCGCGCCCATCAGCTTCTGTCTGGCAAAAAGTTTCCGGCGGCGCTGGTTTCTTGTTCTCGACCTTTGACGGGGATACGCGACCCCAGTATATGTAGCCATACAGAAACCTCCTGCTTTTGATTTTCCTCACTCTGCGTTTACACGGGCTTGTGACCGTTTATCAAAAACTCGATAAGCCGCATTACGGCGACCGCGTTGGCTCCCCACCTCATTTAACGCCGCCAATTTCCCTTTTGCCTACGGCGTACCAGCATCGGTCGAATAAAACTCAGATAGTGGTATAAGCGGTATGACCGCTGCCCCATTTAACAAGAACCCTCGGGCAAAGCACATTACCAATGATGGTAACGCCATCAGAGCAGCGGGCAATGTGCTTTCCGTCCTCATGGTGAAAACTCACTTTGGAACCGGAGCGATTTACAAGCCCTCTCACTCGTTCTTTGAAAACATCATAGGACATATGAAAAACTCCTTTAGCGAATTGTCGGATATCCGCAGACGGTGGCTTAAATGCCACCGTTTCGCCGTCATTACGGCTCATCAGTGCGGCTCAGGGTATAAGAAAACCACCGGCGGAAGCCCATTAGAAAACAACTGCCATATGGCATGGACTCGCGGTGGTTCAAATACCCTCACTGAGATATTTAGTTGTCTTTCTTGGTCTTGAAATCCAGCTCATAGTTCTTGCCGGTGACAATGCGGTGGCAAACCTCAGCCAGATAATTGCGGAAATACCGGTGATTTGCGCAGGTCACGGTCAGCGCCTTGCGGTTCTTCTTGGAATAAACCGACATCAGGAAGTTGACATCATGGCTCGTTGCCTTGTACTGCTCGCCGAGCATAGCGGTGATAACCGTCTGCAAAGTCTTGAGCAGGTTCGTCTTACTGGTCGGATTCTTGCCCATATCAAACTCGCGGGCGATTTCGCTCATAGCATAGCTGTCATTGACAGCCTTGGGGTCGATACCAAGGTCAACCGCTTTCTGCGCGGTCAACAGGAAGTTCATCTTCTGCGCGATACTCGACCAATTCTCATTGGCGCCGATAGAACCACAATACTTGTGGAGCTTGAGCAGGTCAATCTGCCGTTCCTTGTCCACGATAGCGCGAACCGGCACCTTGTCATCACCCTTCTGCTCGTCCTTAACCCCGATAGTCACAAAGGACAGGGTCGTGACGGCGGTAAGCATGGGATTATCAGTGTTCTTGCAATCCTCGAAGCACATATCCCGAACGGTAGCGGTGTACTCATTGATTTTCTCGGTCATGGCTTTGTCGGCTTTGGAAGCGTCCTCAAACTTGCCATTCTGGATTGCATCATTGTAATCCTTGACAAGGGCTTCGGTTTCAGAGCGCAACTGTGCCAATTTAGCGGTGTTTTCTTCTCTGGTCATTTTGAAATGCCCCTTTCACAGATTTTTTGGTGATAACAAAGTTTATCACTCAAGAAAGCCGCTGAAAGATTTCTCAGTCAGCGGCTCTATCAATGATAAACTCAAGGACGCGGCGGCGGCTCTGCACTCGGCTCATGGGGCATAACCCGCCCATGTAACTATTGCAGTATCGAACGCCGCTCATATCATTTCTAATACTCGCGTCGATTGAGTGAAGTTCTGCTTATTCACAATACTCAACCAAATCCGACTTTCATATCTATATGCCCTCATTTTCGGCTCCTCGGAGCGCAACACCCTTGGGTGGAAAACTCGGACGATACTACTAACCATCAGAGGTCTTTCTCGTATAGCCATCAGTTATGCAAGCCGCACTTAGGTTCATAGGCACAAACCTCCGGGGATTTTCACTATCTCGTACCATGAGCCTAACTCTCATGCACCGGCGACGCCTTTGATAGCAAAGGTACTCACATTGACACTCACTCAATGGTGTGTTGGCTTACCATACCCGAAAGTGGCGGACATCTCCGCTTGTATTTCGTGGCTTGCCGTGCGGGGTCTTGCCCTGCCACCCTTAACCGCAAGGGGTGTACCCTGTGTGCGGCGGGGCGGCGGGGTCTTGCCCTGCCAC